TTATACGGACTTTATCTGTATAAATGGAGAATATAAAACTTGTGTCGTTAGTTTCAAAATTATAATTGCTATTATTATAGAGATTATAAATATTATGATTGCATAAATGTATAGACTTATATGCTCCATGCCTACATTTCTATAACTGTCATTAAAAAAATGAGAAAGTTTTATTTTGTCACCATATTCTTTTTGGAAAAACTCTCTAGATTCATTTGCAGGTCTATAGAAAGTTAAGTAACCAAATAATAATATTATAAAATTAAATCCACAATATTTTATTTCTTCAAGTAAACTACTCATCTTATCATTCCCCTTTTGCATTAATGATACCAAAGAAATAACAATAACTGTCTAATAATTCAAAACTGTTATTTAATTATTCTTAAGTGTAAAATCTATTGCTTTTGTATCTAACCAATTTCACGAAATAATTTTAATGTATTCTACTTAAAATAACATACATAGTTACACAAACTCATTCCTCACTGCAACACAGGACGTTTCTCAGAATTATAAAACTGGTATTAGTATTTCACAATACTTATCTTTTCCCTCTTCTTCTTTATAACGCTCTAATATAGGTTCATGTTTTACTCTCAAATTATTGTTATCTATAATGTTTGGTAAATTAGAATAGAAGTCTTTCACGTCTTTTGTTGTATGTGGTAATGCAAAAACAACATATTTTCCTCCCGTAAAACTTCGAGAATTTATAAAATCATTTATCTTTACATCTTCGTCTATTTTTAAAACTAAATCATATCTACATGATTCTTCTTCGACAATTTGCGGATCGTCTAATGCTACACCTAATATTCCGTTAGTCTCAACATATCTCCAATAACTATTTTCTTTAATCCACTCTTTAAAATTCTTCATCATTTCATAATTCTTATTACTACCATACTTGCCTTTATTTCTAACATAGATCACATTACAATCATCTAAAACTTCGATTTTATAGTTCATTTTAGCACCTCCAACAATAGGCTAACCCGAGTTAAAATTTATTACAATATGTATTTTAAAATGCCTTTATAAACAAAAAAACGCCACTCAATGAGTGACGCTTGAAACGAATTATTTAACTTGTCCGTGTGCTATCTATTTAATTTGCCCTTATCATCAAAATTATGCCCTTTTTTTGCCCTTAATAATAATTATTACTATTCAAAATAACTATACTTTATAAATATAAATCACAAAAATTAAGTGTCGCCATTTTGTGATTTTTTTTGATTCACTTTTTCTTCAATATCTGTAATTAATTTATCTAAAAACTGATTATAAACCCCATTTCCCCAATTATTATTACTTTTATCTTCTTCATACCATTCGCTTAATAAAGGCATTATTTCTAAATAAATAAGTAACAGTATTTTAGCAGTTTTTTCATTTTCCTCTAGATTTCTAAAATCACCATTATATTCATCCATGTCTATATTAATCGAGCCATTAATATGTAATTTAAACACAAGTTTTTGATGGTTATTAAATCTCACTTTTAATTTTATCGAGGTCAACTTTCTACTCTCTAACAAAAATGCTATAGAACTAATCAAATTCATAACCGTATCTCCATCTGTAGTTATGCGACTAATTTCATCTTCAGCATCACCTTTGAATCCTATTATAGATTCTATTTTTAAAGTTTGTTCTTCTTGATTATCCTCATTTATTGAATAAACATTTAGAGAGTTATAGAATTTATAAATTAACCAAATAATAAAATCACTTTCAACCGCTATCTTATTATCGACAATTTCTTTATTACCAGTATAGTTCAATATATTCCTCAATATATTTTTTGAGTCTGAATGTCTGGAAATTATATAATATATTACATTTTTCTTTTCATAAGCCACAATATATCCACTAATTATTGATTCACTTTTTTCATTAATAAGAGCTGCTGTAGGTCTTACTTTTGTGAAACTAAAATCTATTTTCTCAAATTTTATACTTTCACTTTCTTTTTTATAACTGTTGTTTTCTAAAGAATGTTTATTTATTACTATATTTTTATAATGCACTTTTGTTTCATCATTTGTATTAAAAGAATTTTCCTCTTCGTTAACTAATAACTCTAATACTTTGTTAAAATTTTCATTTTCTTCATCTTTCCAACGTGTAGTATTTATCCCCATTTATTTATCCCCTTTTATTTCAATTTTTCTTTCGATATATTTTTTAAAACACCATTTAATATTACATACTATTTCTATATTTTGTTTTTGTTCAATTTGTTTTGAAGAAATAACATATTGAAAAGGAATAGTTAATATAGATTCATCTGTTAAACTTATTTCTTTTAAATCAATTGTTAATTCATTTTCTTTTTCTTCAAATAAATATAAGTAGTCCTCCCAATCAACATTAATGCCTTTCGGAAATATTATTTTGAGATTACTATCTCCACTAGGGAAACTCCCCACTTTCCTATCTAGTTTTATCCTTATAAAACCTACTTTATAACCATCTCCGCTCTTTATATATAAAGGAGTATCTCCATTTTGTTTATTTTCATTTAAAATTTGAACTTCTAATTTCGAAAACCTTCTATAAATTATTGTTTCAATTAGATACAATACAAATGATATTATTATGATAAGTAAACTTAACATAATATCTATAATGAAATCTCTCGATGGTTTAAGCACTGTATTAGAAACAAAGTCAATAAAATTTTCAATAAAATTAAATTGACCTAAGAATGACAATATAACAATACTCAAGATAAATACAAATAGAGGTTTTAAATTATTGTATATTCGCATAGCAATTAATCCCAAATATTTCATTTACTATTCTCGTCAAATCGTCTTTGCTTTCTTCAAGGGTATCTGTCTCTATTTTTATTATTCCATTATTTTGAATTGTAATTTCCTCATATTTCTTATTACTAATTACTTTAATTTCATGAATTTTAATGTAATGATTACTATCTTTGAAAACTTCATTATTTAACTTGTATAAATTATAGAATGATTCAATTTTCGAAAACTTATAATCATTAATATCTATATAAGGATTAATAGGGACGTTAATATTAGCTATTTCGTACTGCTTTTCAAGAAATGCAAATGCTAATTTTATAAGTATTTGATTATTTAATATCAATTCAATATTTCCTTTTTTTCTTTCCACTTCTAAAAATTCTAAATAATCGTGATTGCTTTTATATTTTAATAGTTCTAATTTTTTTTTGTTCATATTTTTAAATATTTTATACAAGTACATATTAACGTCCCTCCCTTTTTCTTTATGTTTTTTATTTATTATACTACTTTCTAAAACAAATTAATATCTATTAGTCAATTTTTATTCACGATCATTATAATAAACTATTCAATTAAAAACGCACCAACACTTATGCTGATGAGTGTATTATTAACTATCTTTTTTAAAATTTTCTTTGAACCCTTTTTTAATATCATCAATTAAGGAACTACTATCTACTAGGTTTGAAAATGTACTCATTACAAAAGTTATTATTTTACCAATTATCTCCATATAGCATTCTCCTTTACTATATGAATACCATGTTTTTGTATGATTAATCATTTTATGAGAGTATTCTATTCCTCAAATCTCCCTATATCATCAATATGAAACTCTGCATTCGGATATTGTTTACTTAAATTTACAATCTCTCTCTCATTCTTTTTCTTCATCTTCTCCAATACTATCAATAAATACAGGTGTAGCTACATTCGCTTATCTAACATTTACAAGTTACAATACATGGGTACATATTTTTTTCATTTCTTAGATCAATTTACTTTGGGCGTCGTGTTTCCCAATTCCCTTTTATACATGACTGAACGAATTGTTCATGCAGCTACCGTCACGAATGGTTACGGCAGTGTATAATAAAATGTATGTTTATTAAGTGAAGTGGATATATGTTAAAATAATTTTTAGTTAACATTACTTTCGTTGAAACTTAGTCTTACTAGTCATGTACTAGTGAGACTTTTTCGCATACAAAAAGGGCTTTACGCCCCTAAAGAGTTATGCTATTTATAAAAGCTTTTAAAGTGTCGAGATTGCCTAAACATACAGTATTTTCAATGGAGAAGAGATACTTAACGGAAAGGAAAGTGTCGCCAGTTAGACAATCTCAATTATCATTATTACACACTAATTATTATTTAGCCACACTATTATAATAAAAATCATTGCTTTGTATGCAATAAAGTAATAAATACGTTTCACTCCTTACTTTTCATCTACACTCTCACTTAGTCCGTCATGAGCTAAATTGAGAGTACTTTTTTATGCAAAAAAAGCTAACCAGTTAAGGCTAGCCCCTATGTAATCGAGGTAGAGTAAAAACTCTATGTACATAAGGATTTTAGAGATTATTAAATATCTTTTGCTATTATCTCATTATTTATATATTTGTCTGCAATAAAATAAAAAGCTATGCCCAATGGACGTAGCAAAGAAAAAATGAATTTCATAATAAAAATAAATTATAGAAGTACATTGTAAGTGAATAACTTCTAATGTTATTATACGCATTAATTTTACTAATTGTCTATGTTGTTTACAGTATCTATAAATGTTTAAAATTCTCGTTCCGTAGATTTAGTGAATGAAATTTGCTACTGTATGAAATGTAAAGTTTTGACAAGTTATAAATAAAAAGACTGTACCCAACGGATACAGTCAGTTTATTAAAGGATACTCAATTTTGAGTAGTAAATTTAGTAGCTACATTCATTGTCTTATAAAAGGCTCTAAATGTAAATAGAAAGTGCTTACTTTTTATAATCTACTTCATTTTCTTATAAGCTTTGGTAAAGAGAGTTAAGGTTAATAATATATACATAAAAAACGTCAAACCTATTAAGGCCTGACGCTATACATTTGAATAAATAAATATCCTATCATCATTTAACTTTATAGATGGCACTATCCTTCTATCTACGCCATTTTAGAACACACGGTTATCAGTCCTCATCTGGAATATCATTAATAATCATTGTTCTATTAGGGTGTTGTTCATGTATTTCATCTAATGCTTTCCGTTTTTCTTCTTCCTCATCTTCTGGCCATTCACCTATATTAATGAAAATCGGTGTGTCCGTAGATAACTCTTTCTTATCAATAAATAGCTTATGATACTTACCTAACATATCTCTAGCACGTAAACGGTCACTCGGCTTAATAGGTACCTCTACCATTTCTACATGCTCGTTATAAACTAGGTTCATTCTGTCAGTATCGGGATTGCGTTGAAATTCACCACGTTTAACGACAACCTCTCTCACTTCACTCTCATCACCTACTGCTGCATTACTTAAGATATGAAGTAATTCGTTAGCAGATAGTACACCCTCATCAATTACCCTCTTACGTTGCTCATCAATATATTTTGCTACCTTCTTATTTTTTAGTAATCTGCTCCCCTGTTCACTTGCAGTATGAGGACTATATCCAGCTTTAATTGCACTTTGTGTTACATTTAACGTTTTTAGGTATTCAGCGACAAATTTCTCTTGTCTAGGATTTAATTCACTCAAGTTATCCCTCCTATAATTTATCTAATAAATCATTCAATATTTGACGTATTCTTTCCCTACTTAAATTGAATATCTTTGCAATTTCATTCATTGATTTTCCTTCACATAGTAAGAAAAATATGTAGTATTCCCTTCTAGTCCCTACTGCATAAATAAGTTGATCTAGTTCATTAAAGAATACTTGATTACTTGTATTCTCATTTAGTGAAAAAGGTTCGGCTTCATCACTCAGTGAAAAGAAATCATCTATATTGGTATTTTCATCATTATACGTGGTGTCATGGTTCTCTTTTGAGTAGTCACGTATAAACTGCTTGATAGCTTCTCTGTCGTAACTCATGCCCTTACACTTACTTTCTGTCTCAGCTTGTATAAATCACGTTGTAGGCGTTCTATGAGGTCATAATCTATCGTCGAACCATTGGACTGCATATAATACATGATTTCCTTTTGTTCACCTGGTGTATATCGCTTAATAGCTTGTTTTAATTGCTGCATATTTCTATTAGATTTCGTTTTGAAATACTTTAACTTTTCCTTTTCTTCTATAATAGTAATTGCTAACTTCTCTAAGGGATATGAGATAGTTATAACGCCGTGAACATCACTTGTAGTCATGTGGGAGATGTTTAAGTGATACATCATCTCTATTTGCATAGTGATAGCCTTAATTTTAGTATTGATAAACTTAGGATTATATTCCGTTAGCAATGTGTACTCAGATATTTTATTTTCGTGATAGATTAGTGGGTATTTCACTCTTCTAAGGTTCATGTATGCACCTCACAAATAAAATGAGCCTACCTCTGAGGATAGGCAAGATATTTATTATTTAACTATGCGATTTTCTTCGGCCATTTTCCTAAGACTTGATTCTCTTTGGGATTTCTGGGCCATTTCGTCTTTTTTCTGTTGTCGAATATTTTGGGAGAATTGTTCTTCTACTACATCTAATAATTTATCACGATCTTCCTCTGACAAATCAGTTTCTAACATAATGTGATTGGATACCTTATCTAAATTATATTTTCTAGCCATTATTTATCACCTCTAAATTTAAGTTTATCTTTGAATTTATCTGTAAACGGTAATTCTATACTTGTAATATATGGACTATATAAAACATCTCTGAAATGATTTCGCAACTCCCTTTTTACTTCATCATCTTCGTCGAAATTTTCTATATGATATGGATTAGTGTAGCGCATGAACTCATCTTTATATCTGGCGTTTAAATCATCAACTTCATCTATCACTTTATTAAATTCTTCGATAATCGGCTCAAACTTCGCTAATATGCGTTTTTTGTCTTCTTGATATAAGTAGGGAAGATCTGCCTGGTGCTTGATTAATTCAATCGCTTTTTTACGTCTAGCTTCATCAAACACTTCTTTTTTAGTTGATAAGCGTTTCTCTAATGCTTTCAATTTCTTCTCATTACTATCAAATGTGGTATAAAGTTTATCAGCCTCATCATCTTGTGAGTTTGCAATTAGTTCTTTATATTTAACTTTATCCTCTTTAATTCGTTGTGTGAGTTCTTGACGTTCCTTTTCAAGTTTATTGATATTCTCTCTTTGACCTGTCACATATTCATTGTATTCATCAAAGTATTTAGCTGTTTTCAATGATATACCTCGTTTCAGTTATATTTTTTAATTTATTACTCTTGTGCAATCTCAGCAGCACCACGTACTAGATAAACTTAAATCTCAGTTTTCTTTAACGCCTCATATCGCTTTAAACTACCTTCGATATGACGCTTGATACTTCTTAAGGCTAATTCTTTCTGTTCCTCAGATTTAACCATGAAATAACCTCTTGCATCTTTTTTATAGCTGTATCCGATTGGATAACCATAATCAACTACTAAACTATTAATCGTATTTCTTAACCATCTGTCGTTGTTTCGGTTAAATTCCACATTCAATTGATTAAATATATTTTGCTTAGTAATAATCTCGTGCTTAGTGTTGCGTAATACGTTTAATACTCTGATATGATCGTTCGTTAATTCTTTTTCAATTGTTATTGTCATTGTTTTATCCTCATTTCATTCTTAATTGAGCAGACCTAAGTAAATGAGGAGGTATTAAATGAAACAAATCAATCAATTTACAATTTTTAACTATTTTGCATTCGTGATTTCAGCGAACAAGAAACTAACCAATCTACATAAAAGTATAATTACTTCTATAACACTATTATACTAAACTTACACCTAAATAACAAACAAATGTTCTTGTTTTAGTAACGTTTATATAACTTCTTAACATTCCGTTTAACACTATAAATAAAGCATTTATACTACTTTTCATACAATTTCACACACTTTCTGTTACAGAACTAATGTTCGTTTTCATCCTAAAAACAATCTGAAATCATTAACAAATCTTAACAATTACGATTTACATAAAAAAGCCATGCACCTATTAAAGTGCATGACCTATAATTTTACGCTTTCACTCCATCATAATAAGACTGTTTCAATTCATTCAGTCGCTTAATCAATGCTTTACTATCAACTTCATTAGCCTTCTCATTCTGGATAAACTCAGTAATGATTTTCAAGCCCTCAACTAACTCTGGTGCTGGTTCATTAATTCCAGTAGCTAACTGATACAATGCCTCCATATTACCTATAACATCAGCATTACTAGATTGAACGCCTTCAAGTTCGTCTATATTGAAATCTCTACTCATGTAGTCGAACATGTCACTATTATTACTTTCTGCAAAGGTTTCTAGGCCATACATAAAATACTCATTATCAAACATAAAACTAGCCATCATATCGCTTATAGTGTCATGTGTGCCATCATGTAAATCGTAACCAGTATAATGCCCCTCAATGCTCTCAATAAGTTTCTCAGTATGCTTTTCTGACGCAATCTCAAAAGTTTTTCTCACTTCACAATCTTTTATTAATACATGAGCATACATTTTACCTTTGCTTACTAGATACACAACATTAAACGGATCATTATATATCTTAAATGCAAAAGGTAATTTATAACTACTTTCACATAGTCCAGTAAAATATCTTAATAATGTTGCTGCTCTAGTTTCAAATTCATTTGCTATAATTTCAATGTTCATATTACTTACTCCTTTTCATTTTTGTTAATTGCAAACGTAACTGGTAACCAGTGATAAGTGTCTACATTATCTGATTTTAAAATAGGAAAGTTCAGACCTTTACCGTCGACCATGTATATAATTGATTCACACTGTTTCATTTCTATAACACCATCGTTTACTAGTTCACTTACTACATCGAAAGCCTGTTTATTCCAGCCATACCAAAACACAATATTACTATTCTCTAAACTGGTATATGCTCCTTGACCTTTATAATCAAAACCATTTTCATCAAATACTTTTTCTATTTCTACAAAAGAAGTACCAGCATTATCTTTTATATAATCTATTAACTTACTTTGTATATTCTTCATTACAAAACCTCACAGTATATTCTTTTTTCTCACACTAGCCTGTAATGCGATAGATCCTTTTATATCAGTATTTTCGCCGTATTCCTTACACCTTACAGATAATACGCTCTAGTTTATAATTTTTATTTAGATACTTTAATATTTTTATGAATTATTATTTAAGTGTAAGGTGTAAGGTATTTGTAATAAACTTAGTTATATCAACGCTTTTACACCTTACACTTTTCTAATATTCCTTACAGATTAGCGTAAGGTTTTTAATATAATACCGTTAGAATCATATATTACGTTGGTTGTATCTTTCACATAGAATCTTTTAGTTTTTTCTTGAGCTTTTGACCAGTAAGCTACAGATTTATATCCTAACTTTGATAATTCTTTAGAGAAATTCATTTTATTCATATTATGATAGCCATTGTTAGCACACCATATTTGATATATTTCATATGCTTTATCGGTATTTCTCCCCTCTACTACTGGCAATTGTCTGTAGTCTTTATCTTCTGCATCTTCGATAAACTGTAGCACTGGATTATTATCATGCTGATATTCTTCTTTGGTTTTTCTAGCAATTTGAGGTTCTATTATCTCGTTGTTTTCTAGCGTTCTCTTTAGACCTTTTAATGCTAAATTAAGCAAAGCTGACATATTATGTGGTGTTATCAATTTATTTAGTAACATCGGGTCTTTCTTTTGTCCGTCTTTACCAAATTTACGCAGCATAGGGATAATTACCATACGTCTATAAAACCCCTCACTCTTGTCATTGCTCATTGGTAATTCATTACTAGCAAATATGAGTTTTACATATGGTTTAAACTCAAATGCGTCTTGCCCTTTAAACTCAAGTGTAATGTAATTACCAGTAACAATAATCTTGAAGTTACCTGTATCTCTAATTCTGTTTGGATCTATATCATCGGCAATATTCACTAATTTCCCTTGCAAGTTAGCAGGTTTAAACTTATCGTTTAAATCATTAAAGGATAACGCCGTTGTATTCTCTGGGTTATAGAAATGGTGTAATAATTTAAGTAATGTCGTTTTACCATTACCACCTGGACTATAATAGAAGAAAGCAACTTGTAGGAAATTATCACGGTATAAACCGTAGCCAATCATTTCATAAATTAATTGTTCTACTTCTTCATCTTCATTTGAAATATCTTTGATGAATTTTTCTATCAAATCACTTTGCGCATCTTTATCAAAATCAACATCGATAATATTGGTTATATAGTATTGAGGACTAAACGACTTTAATTTTTCTTCTAAAGTGTCATATATGCCATTCTTTAACCCTATATAACGTGCTGAACATTGTTCTTGATAATTACCTAAACATAAGGTTTTTAACTTCTGAAACACTTCTTTATTTTGTTGTTCTCTCAAGGACGGAATATATTTAATGGTCATCTTACGAACAACATCTATATTTAGTGGTTCGTATTTCTTACCTGTGAACACATGAGGACGGTTATCAATATAGCAACCGTGATATTCTTCGTATAAAAATAATGAGAATTCATAAAATTTAAATCTATTTCCATCAAAGAAATCTTTTTCATCAAATATTGTTTTATTTTCCAAATAATCTGGAAATGTTGCCATAAAATACCTCCTTATCGATGTTCTCGTTTGTATATAGATTCAAATGTGGCGTTAAACTCTCTAGAACTCATTGGAGGGTTACAATTTTCATTCCACATATAGCAATATGCGTATACTAATGGATCTGGTACACGTCTATTGAGTAACACACCAATCAAAGATGTTAGCGTTTGATTTCGGTTACCTGTTGAGACCCCAAAGGCAATTGACTTCCAAAAGTCATTATCACGACGTTTAGGATATTTAAATTTAGTTGATCCCTTGTGTTGTGATTTATATTTTTCAAACCATTCTTCTAACATTTTAGTCCCCAAAATTGGGGCGTCACTATGTTGGTATAAGAACGGATATTTATCTTGTTGATATACGGGTAACGCCATCGCTCTGCTAGGTTGAAAGCTCCCCTCATCTACTGGGTGACCTATTTTATTTACCAAAACTTTTATATACTTACGGTAATCATCTGCATTGAGATGCTCATTCAATGGCACATACAAACGTATTCTAGGGCTTTCCGTTTGGTGATTAAACGTAGTATGCCAAAACCACGCAATGCCTTTTAAAGCGTCTGTAATTGCATCATGTAGTGGTCTCAACTTGGGTATGTCATCGTAGTCCAATACTAGAACATCACGATAAATTACATTGTCATTATTACGGTACTTTTTGTATTCTTTACCATCTTCATCAGTACTATCTTTTATATCGCCGTATACAGCTACACCACGAGCATACTTATTAGTATTATTTTGTGGTATTGATAACCTATTAATTAACTCACTCCATTTTGGTTGAGAAAAATTTTTAAAGGAACGAGAATCTAGGTTGTTATACCAAACCACTGATACTTGGGTATCGTGTTCTAGCTTTATTTTGTTCAATTTATTCACCTCTAGTGATTAACAGAGCAGAAAATGATACAATATATAAAGAGTATTTTATTAACTGCTCTGTTAATTTATTAATTTTCTATGCGTTATCTGATTCTGTCGGCAAACTTACATCAGATGCGCATTTTTCTATTTCACGGATTTTTTTCATAATGTCGTCAAAATCTTTCATATACATAAGCATTAAATCAATAACCTGTGTGTTTTTGATACGGTGTTCGTGATATTTCCAGCCATGCGTATATATTTCTTTTTTAGTTAACATATGATTAGGTTCATGTGTGAAATACTCATCATCAAACCATACAAAAGATGTTACAACATCATTAATTTTCTCTTGTACTACTTCTAAATCATCAAATAAATTTCTTAATTCCCACTCCATTGTTGCTTAACTCCTTAACTAATTTTTTTATTATAGATTTCTTTAGCTTCAATTAAACTTTCTAAAGTACGTTTGCAGTAGTCTATTTTTTCCAAATCTTCACAACTGAAGAAACTTAACTGACTTTGACTTTCAAATATAATTTCTTCTTCATTTTTAATAATCCAGTTGATAGCATGCATGATATTTTGTTTATTCACATCTAATTTAGCAGCCATTATTTCACTCCTTTATCGCAATAATTCATCAAGTTCATTCATAAGTGTTTGAACATTTGTTTCTTCTATTTCCAGGTCATCTCTGATTATTCTTTGAAATTGCTCTAATGCTTCAATTTCACGCTCATTTAATAAATAGGTATCCATATAAGTTGCTAATGCATTAAGCATTTCATTGTGTGCCAAAGCACGACCTAATGAATATTTGGTTTCACCGTATTTAAATGTAACTTGTTTCATTCCTTTTAAATTTTCTGAAATATCCATCTTATTTCACTCCATCAAAATTATTTTCAATTTGTTGTATAGCCCACTCAATCATTGCTTGTAAGTGTTCTTCACGATTTACGGTTTCAGTCCATTCATTGTGTCCTTCTTTAAAATGATGTTCATATTCAGTTGCTTTATCCCCAACAGTTGTTCCTAACGTTGTATAAATATCTTGTATAACGTCTTTTTGTTCTTGTTCCATTTCCTATACACTCACTTTCTTATCTTTAAGTTCGACAATTCTATTAATATCTAACTCCATACACGCAATTGAAATATTAGGACTAACTTCAGGAAAATGTTTCTTAAATACATCAGGCGCTATATTCAATAACAAATTACCTTTCACATCTTTCACATTAAACCAACCTACTATACTTTTTGTAATTACTACTTGTTGTTTCATGTCTTTATCCTCCTATGAACCTACTTTAATGTTTTTACTAAACAAATCATCAATTGACATACCATACATTTCACTCAAGATTTTAGCCTCTGGTAATGTGAAATGAGCTTTGCCACTTTCTTTCAACTGATAGCGTTGTGGACTTATTCCTAATTTCTGAGCTACTTTCCTTTGAGTATCTCCCTTTTCTTTTCTTGCGATGTATAACATCGGATAATTTAAATTTGCCATTGCAGTTCCTCCTTTTGAACTTTTTAGAACTGTACTATAAAAAATTATAAGTTCTTCAAAACAGAACTTTTTAGAACTTACAAGTTAATAATAATGTCTTTAGTTAAAAAAGTCAATAAAAACATTGTACTTTTTAGAACTTTAGTTATATTATATAGACATATATTATTAATAAGGAGGCTATTTCATGTACGATAAAGCTTCTATCGGAAAAAGAATAAAAGAAATTAGGCTGAAAATTGGAAAGACGCAAACACAATTCGGTGATTTATTTTCAGCAAGTAAAGGTAATGTAGCAACTTGGGAAAAAGGAGTTTCTTTGCCAAATGCTAAGCGATTAAAAGAAATTGCAAGGCTTGGGGATATGACAACCGATCAATTATTATACGGTTACAATAAAGATGTGTATATCACAATTTATAATAATTTATTAGAAAATAATCCTAAAGAAACCTCTGTTGGTAAAGCATTAAGATACCCAGAAAAAGCAGTAATTAACGAATTATTAAAATCTGCAATTGAATATACGAGCGAAGTACCTATTTTTAAGGATAAGATAAAATCAGAAGAAGATATACTAAAAAATGAATTTTATTATTTTATAGAAAAAACATTTTTAGATTATTATGTTAAAAATCATAAATCTAACAATAATATCTTAATCCTAGCAGAAGATTCCATAACTAATATAAAATCTAATATCAGTGAGTATCAATTTTATGATTTTAACTTACAATTACCAAAAATTTTTAATGAGGCTACTTTGCTTTTTGATGAGTATGAAAATTCTGTTAGTTTAGAGTTGTTAAAAGAAATTGAAAAATTAAGCACCAATTTTTTAGAGGAAATTAACAAATTGAAAGCTAAATATCCAGATAATACTCCACAAAGGATAATAAATGCACAAGTATTTCAAAATGAACCTCTCAAACCGTTAGCTAATTATTCGTTTGATATTCCAGATATTAAAAATAATAAAGATAAGCAAAATTACATTTTCGAAAACCTAAATACTACTATCAATGAGTTAATAAAAGATAATCCTCAATTAATAAAATGGATTAATAAAAATTATATTCACAAGTGTGATTTAAATGAATCATAATTTAAACCTATCCCATAATATCCACAAAGATGGTAAACGTGGCACATACTATTTTAGAATTACCTATTATGATAGAACCAATAAAAGAAAAGAGATAAAACGCTCTGGTTTTAAGCAACGTAAAGAAGCTGTAAAAAAATGTAATGAGATTATGAATGAGTTAGAAGGTATAGGACATATAAATAAATTGCCTTTTAATGAGTTAGCAAATGAATACTTAGATTGGTATTCTGCTAGACGTAAATCATCTAGTGTTAAATCTTTAAAAACACATCTAAATAATCATTTAATACCATATTTTAAGTCCATTGATGTATTTGAAATGACTACTCAAGATATAATGAAATTTCAAAATAGAAAACTGAAAGAAAATCATTCGGGTGAATATTTGAAAAAGATGCACATATTTATTGTTTCATTACTTAACCATGCCATGAAATATCATGGTTTACAAAATAATGTTGCTTCGTTAGTTGGAAATTTTGAAGTTGAATCAAATAAACGTTTTAACTATTGGACTTTAGATCAATTTAATCAGTTCTATGAAGTATTACCTACTTTAGAGCAAAAAGTATTTTTTAAATTATTATTTTATAGTGGTGCAAGAAAAGGTGAAGTACGTGCATTGACTTGGGAGGATATTAATTTTAAAGAAGAATATATACATATCAATAAAACTGATTATCACGGTGAAGTAACAAGTCCTAAAACTAAAGCTGGTATACGTGATATATATTTGCCAACTCATATGATGAATGATTTAAAAAATTATCATTCTTGGTATAAAGAACATAATATGTATAAAGATAGTTACGTTCTATTTGGCACGTTTTTCAAAGCATTTAGTGAAAGTAAAATTGATCGTTGGTTTACTAATGCTTATAAGTTACTTCCTACTGACTTCCCTAAAATTGTAATTCACGAAATACGCCATAGCCATGCGTCACTTTTAATTAATCATGGTGCTAGTTTAATGGTTATCGCTCAAAGGTTAGGTCATTCTTCAATTGAAGAAGTAAGTACACGTTATGGACATTTATATCCTAGTACACAAAAAGAAATAGTTAAATATTTATGAGGTGAAGAATTCAGTGTCAATTTTTAAAACAATATTATCTGTTATATCGATAATTATTAGTATATTTTGTTTGATAGTCTTAATACGATTTTGTTTTGATACAACTTTCAGACATTGGTTCATAGAAAATGATTACCTTGAAATGCTCAAAGTATTAACTCCAATACTAGTTGCTATTTTCGTCTACAAATATACTACAGATAATCATAAAAGAACTTTGTTGAATGAATTAGATTCTAAATCAGAGTGGAGAAAGACATTATTTGAAATTGCAGGTTCTTCAGAAAATAAAATGAAGAATTTATATCAATTTAGAGCCGCATTAAGATTCACATACAAAAACGAGGACAAATATTTTAAGCATAAATACTTTGACTGTATGAACATTATTATTATAAAGTATTGTGAAAATTTAATAAGTCAAAAACGAACAGAAGATAATGAAAAAAATGAAAATAAACAATCTAATTTAGAAAACTATGAAATGGACTCAATTAGATTATTTTGCATTTACATGTTAGCAGATCATTGGGAAAAAAACCAAAACAAAAATTTTAAATTTGCCGATCCAGAAAAAGAAATAGAGTTATGTATAGACACTTTACAAAAATTTCTTACTATTAACGATAAAAACTACTGTTATAAATCACATAAAAACAATTTAGATAGAGATAATTTTATCTGTTTGTATAAGCAAAGTTTAAACTTCATAAATTCTATGACATCCTAAAATAGGGTGTCTTTTTTTGTATTGTGGCACATCTGTGGCAATACTGTGGCAACAAAAATAAAAAGCCCTCAACCAGATGGGTTAAGAGCTGTATAGTGGAGACGGCGGGATAATTTTAATTTTAGAACAAGCATGAAATAGGCTTAGATATAGCATTTATCGCGCATTTTCATTAGAACAAAACAGAATAAAATAGAACTATTTTGACACATGCTTGACACTTTTGACACAAAAATAACCGGGAATTTATCCCGGTTTTGTTTTATTCGAAATATCCAATTTCTTCCGCAACTTCTGTTAAACTTTCTTTACCTTTCAACACATCTTTAATATAACTTTCTGCGTCTTCTCTATTTACGAAGAATACGCTCTCGATATAAGTTTCTTCCTGTTGATCTTTTTCTAACCATTTATCATAAAATAACTTCATATCTTCTTTTTCTAATTTATCGTGATAAGGAACTTCGTAAGTTTTGCTTGTAGCAACTTCATATAATGCACAAACTTTATAATCAACTTCTGAAAGTGTAGCAAATTCTACGTTATACTTGTAATCTCCCTCAATATCGATAAAGTATTGACCTAAACTTTCCACTAATTCAACTTCGCCTAATACTACATCTTCAATCATTTTGCTATTCAATTCGTTCATTTTTTCTATCTCCTTTTGATAATTATATAGTAATTCAGCGTTTTTTAGTGATATATTGTCTAAATTACGTTTGCCACTTCTTAAATTACTAATAACACTTTCACCAATACCTGTTTTCTTTGCAATTCTATAACCTGTAACTTCGCTTTTTAATAATTCTTCGATTTGTTTTCTCATTGTAATAACCGCCTTTGTTTTAATTTATATACTTATAATAATTTAAGTATTATATATTGTCAATACTTTTACTTAAATTTCTTTAAGTATTTTATAACAGGCACAAAAAAAGAGGGACAAGCACCGTCATGCTTATCCCTTTACGAACTAATAGTGAAATGTCGTGTAAATATATTATATCAAATTAATACCAACTAATCTTGCCATACAACTCTTTAGTTTCTGATTTAATACGTTGCTTTTTATCGTGTATTCTACAAAGCGCTACATAAAAGTATTCACCTTTGTTATCAAATTTAAAACGACACCACCAGTAACCGTCCTTTTTGATAATTTGGTCAAAGTCTGTATAATCTCCTGCTTCGAACCATTGTTTACTATTTAACACAGTACCAGTTAGTCCTGGTTTTTTGCGTACCTTCATTAGAGTTGTAAAATGAATATGTCCTTTCCAATTCCAAGTAGTGTTTTTAGGTTTACTTTGTTTTGCATCGATTTGTCTACCGTGAATAGCCTCTGCAATCCGTTTAGTAAAGCTATCTAAGTGATCATTGATGTAATTCATATCCTTTTTAGATGTGATGAAACCTAATTCAACTAATCGATAGTTAAGATTTAATTTACCGGCTACATTTGCATTTAATAAATCATTACGTGCTGTCACTCCTCTGATTTTACCAACCGTTTTGTCTAACGCACTACTGATTGCTTTATCAATATTATCAGCCGGGTATTGATTGTTAATAATCACATGCCCACCACTAGCTTGTGGACTTGCAGCATCTAAGTGGAATTCTACAATCACATCAGGTTTCACATTCTTTTTAACCCAATATAAACCATAGTCTGAATAGTTACCTACACGTTGGCCATATAACGTATCTTGATACAAGTCTTGATTCATTGACTTCCCACCATATAAAACAACGTTGTGTCCTGATTTTTCAAGATACTTTTTAACTTTAGGTATGATATTTTTTCGGTTAAAATCGCGTTCGTTATATCCATTTGCTACGGCACCAGGATCATTTGAATAAGCACCTTTACCATGACCTGCAACGAGTAATATTTTCTTACCTTTCTTAGCTTTCGCTTTCTTAACCGGCTTAGCTTTGCTTTTGATTTTGTTTTTAGTCGTTTCTTTAGCGTAGAACGGTCTAATAAACCACATAGGGAAGTCATAGCCATGTGTACGTCGTGTCGTTACTTCTGGTGGCGTCCAGTAAGCACCACCAACCCAATTCTGTTCCAGTACAGTTATAGAATTTAAAGTAGCCGATAAAACAATAGCAACATGACCGTAACCTTGCCCGTAATTACGGTTGAAAATAACTAAATCGCCTGGTTGTGCTTGGAAAGAAAGTGTATTCTCATATACCGTAGCTTCGCCTTTAAAATTATTCCATGTGGGTATATCTGCTGCACCTACACCCTTTAAAGTGTGATTGAACAGATACAACCACCATTGGTTAGCTAAATCAAAGCACTGAAATCCATAGCTTCGGTCCGGGTTGTAAGCATTACCTTCCATTGATTTTAAATACTTAATAGCATCTTTATATGTCCTTTTACTCGTCATTTAATCATCTCCTAAAGGCGAACCAGTACCACCAGTCACACCAGCTTTAGATTTATTGATTTCTTTTTGACCTTTATGTGCATGTTGAGTAAAGTTGTTATTTTTCCACCAAGCTAAAAGCGATACTACACCAGTAATCACTGTGCTTATCGTCATTTCATCTACTGGAATAGGTGAAATTTTATTCATAGCTAAAATTTGATTTATCCACGCTAATGCTAAAGCAATTGTACGTGCTATTGAACCTGCATCTGTTTTCATCTACATTCCTCCAAAATAAAAAGCCGACCTAAAAAGGTCAGCTGTAATTAGTTTTTAAGCACTTTAATTCTGATAGGTCGAGTGCCAATTGTTGTTTTATTATTGTAAACATTAATAATTTTAACTACTATGGTGTTATTTCCTGCTGTATAGATAAATGGAATGAGTCCGTTAGCTAACCCTTGTGAGAAGTTAATGCTAGGTACATCATTATCATTTACACCGTTGATTGTAAATGAGTAGGTTCTTGTTGAGTTAGCTTCAATATCTCCAAAGTCAAAACTTTGTGCTAATCCTAATGTAGGGGATATTTTACCCCAATCACTCCAACCGTTAGTAGTCCAATAGCGTTTGTAGAAATAGTTGCGATTATAAGGGTAGAACAATTGATATCCTAATACATCTGCTGAACTAAAACGATTCGTTTCTACTGTACCGATTTGTTCGGGGAAGCCAGCGTTATCGCCCGCTAAAACTGCAAATGTTGTACGTTTGAATTTAGGGAAATCAGTAATAACTGATGCACTATTAAATGTACCTCTTACAGTATTCATACCACCAACAGTAGTCCAATCAGACCAAGCACCAGCATTATAAACACGTTGAACAATTGTTCCGTCTATACCTTCAAAACGTTGGAATGCACGTTGTCCGTATTCGTTCAATTCAAAACGTCTATCCGTGTACAACGTGCCTACGCCACTATCGAATGGAATATCGCTTTTTTTAGATAAGTCAAATGATGTAATTGTGATTTTGCCATCTTTGAAATCAGTTCCTTTAATAGAACTAACGTTTGTTAAATTTTTATTATAAACAACTGGCAAATTACTTGTATCTAACACACCGTCACTACCCACTTTAAGCCAATCATCACTATATTTTTTATCGCCAATATCAAGCGTATTGCCATAAACTTTCATAGCTTCATGTACTGTGACGCACTCGATACCTTTACTTTTTACATAGTCCATCATTTCAAAGTATCTATCGCGTACTGTTGTATTTTGTTTAAAGATGTTTGTATGTGAATAGAAAACTAACCAACCCTTACCATCTGCTAGAATTTTATCTACACGTTCTTTCATTTTGTTCATGTCTGTTTGATCGGTTAAATCACGTTTGACGTAATAAGTATCAATCGGAGAACTATTAATACCTGGAATTGAACTCATACCCACTTCAAAAAATTTACGTGCAGCTTTAGGTGTATACTCGTTTGAGTAGCCTTTAGGATAACAAATACCTTTTAAGTCGATACCCAAATTCTTGTAGTGCATAATGTTGTCATACATTTCTTTTTTCTGTTCTTCATAACTCATTTTATCTAAATCAACGTGATGAGCCGTATGTGAATGAATTTCCCAGCCATTATCTATTAATTCATTTAATTTATCTGGAGTAGATAATAACTCACTTGTATTATATAAACATGCTGTTATTGGTATGTTTAGTGATTTAGCCTTAGGATAAACAACATCGTAATCGTTTTGATATCCGTCATCTAAATAAAAAGAAACAAGAGGTCTAACTTTATTTGAATTTTTTGTATATGTTTTGTTTTCTATTCTATCTATCTCATCTTTTAACGAGTTACTTCTGCCTCTTGCATTGGCAATTTCTTCTGGAACATCTCCTTTATCTCCTTTATCTCCTTTAGGACCACGTTCTCCAACATCACCTTTATCACCTTCATCACCTTTAGGACCTTTAAATCTATCTGCATTTTCAAACAAATAACTTCTTAAACTATTTTCTAAATTAGTTTTGTATCTACTATCTAATAGTTTTTGTGCATCTTGAGATAATACTCTAGCTACTGCTTCATCTACAATTGGTGTATTCACTACACGTCTTACTCTTGAAGTTAATCCATTATCATCAATATAAAAACAAAATTGTGCAACTTCTACTCCTTCATCTTCTTTATTTGTATCAGTTAGTAAATAAACACTTGCCTCAACTTTACCGATATGAAGTAAAATATCGCTTGGGATATTATATTGAATCAATCCAGCATCTGCTTCAACAATTTCCATTGGTTCCCTAGTAAAAATCGATCCATCTTCCATCATGAGATCGATATATGGAGTAAGTCCTTTATTTCTTAAATCGAAAATATCGTAAATTGTTTCATTTGCATACTCAATTTTTTTCTTCAGGAATAGTCTAAAAGAAGTCGTATTAATATCTTTAGTGTAAAAAACAACATCAATGTTCCCCAAATTGACGCCACGTTCATTAATTACTGTTTCAATATCTCTATTTTTATAAATCATTTTGACACCTCTTTCAATAAATTAGGACTACATGCTGTCAGCACATAGTCCTGTGAATTATGATTTATATCTATCTCGTATGAAGTATTCGCCTTTCATACCGATTTGTGAGTATAAGTTATAAATAGTGTTCGCTTGATGCTTACACCAATTTATATCTGTTGCGTATTGATGTGTTCCAGGATTTTGTGGGTTCCAACGCATTCTATATAAAGTTTGTTGACCGTTGTTGATATAACCTCGTCTAACAAACTTAGCACCACCGATAATTGCTTTTGCTGGTGTGGTCCAACCATAACTTTTAGCTAACGTCATAGCGTAATTAGGGTTGCTATCATAAGCACCTATACCAAAGTAATTGTATGCTCCGTAGCGCCCACTTGCAAAGTTTGAAGTACCATATCCACTTTCTAAGAAAGCGTGAGCAATTAAATATATTTCGTTGATATTATACTTCTTACAACCGTCTGCAAAAGCTTGTCCTTGTCCGGATAATGTTCCTTTGCCTCTTAAGATTTTATTTAACTTACTAACTGGAATACCTTGATATTTACCTAAATTAAGCATTTGATAACGCATTTTACTGTTATTCCATATTTTTGCATTATTCATAGCTGCCGATGTAGCACTTCGACTAGCATTGTACCAACCACTACCATAGTTAACTTGTGGCGCTCTAGCCATTTGAATGTTAAGAGCGTTGTTGTAGGTGTATTTACTATAAACGACTGTAACAGTAGGCGTTTTTTTCTTGGCTGATTTTGTAGTTTTTGGTTTAGTCGTTGATGTTTTATTATCACTACTTGAAGTAGTTTCATCATCTTTTGGCACTTCAACTTTAATCTTACGTCTAGTTATTTTATCTGATGGAATATCATTGAGTAATTTTTCTCTATTTTGATATAGATTGATTAATGCCTCTATTGTCTTATCTTCAACTTTTTTACTCGGCTGACCTTTAGTTACTGTGTTCCAAGCGCCATGTTCTAAAATAGTGCGCCAATATTCACTTTCAATTATGAACGATGATTTTTTCATAGGGATACTGTGGAATTTCATTCGGCCAACTAGATATATCATTGCGTGTATTTCATTTAGAATAAAATCACTTTGACTGTCTGAATAATCGCCACAGACTTCAATTACTAAGCTATCTGGTGCGCTAGGAACTTCTATTTGCTCATATCTTGGTTGCCAAATGTAATTTCTATCGATGTAGTAATGTGGTAACTCAGATGTTCTAATGTATTTGCGTCTAGTTGTATATAAATCAAGTACACTACACATTGTTCCAGCGTCACGTATCAACACTTTTTTAGGGGAACGACCTCTGTCTTTACCTTTTGCTATTCTGTGAGGAATAAACGTAGGATAGTTCGTTTCTATATCATCGATAGTAAATTTAATTTCTTTTACATTTTTTAGTATAGTTTTTACTTCTTTAGCATCTTCCGACTCCGTAGGTTTAGGGGTTGGTGTGCTAGGCGGTGTACTAGGTTTCGGCTTAGGTTTTGGTTTTGGTTCAGATTTATATGGTGGTCTGACAAAATATCTAACGCCACCCGGACCATCAGAATAACTGTGTCTAACTAGTAACGCTCTACTACCATACGCAGCACTAACTGGACTCCAGTTTTGGTCTCGTTTATATTCAGCAATGGTCGTTAGTCATCACCCGTTCTCTTATGAACTGCTCTATGTTTCCATAGACGACTAGACTATATCATCAACCTATTAGGTTGCCTCCCGTTTCCATTCACTTGAATGTACTCTACTCACTTCCACTAAAAAAGACACTCAAACGAGTGTCTAGTGTGTTTTCGATAGTCGTTGCACGTTTCCTTTCGGACTTCGCTCATGATTGCCCTCGACTCAACGTTAGGGGTTCCCATGAATTAGAGAGGTTTTTCGATATTCATTTCTGAATAAAGCCGCTTTTTCAATACTTGTAGTTCTTCATAGGCTTCTCTAGGGGTATTCATATATTTGGTATAATAAGTTTTTTTGTTAATTTGAACTCTGCCGAAATATTTCTTTTTAGACTTTTTAATCCCGGGATATTTTGTCTTATTCTTAAAACCCTTTCGATTAAGCATGTTATGTGAATGCGTTACCCATCTACAATTTTCTGGACTATAATCTTTATCGTTATCTATCCTATCAAGTTCTGCATTTTCGAAAAAAGAAGGTTCCATATCTTCTAAGAAATTTTGGAAACTTTCTTTCCACCGTTTACAAACCTTTATACCTCTCCCACCATAATATTGATAATTATCTGAATTAGGATTATAGCAACGATATAACATTTTATCGTATCTTCCATACATTTTGTGATGAGTGTTTTTAAACATACATTTACATATCGTTCTCCCGTTTTTATACCAATTATAAAAATTAGCTATATAAACCTTTTTACATTTCTCACATTTAAATTTCGCTTTGTTTAAATCGATTGATTCGACTAATGTATATATCCCTCTAGTTTCGCCAATAAGATTATCTCTATCTATCTTATTCAATATAATCACCTCTTCAGGTAAATTATACTACAAGTATCCAATTACATTCAACGGCGGTAAAATAAGATTTAGTTGAAGGTCCTACAACAACATTAGTGTGTCCGTAAGTTCCACCTGTATATACTGCAATGTCACCCGGCTTAGGAACAAAATTACGAGTATTTGCATATATTTTAAAACCAGCAGGGTATTGATTTCTATAAGCCATCGCATTAGCGTTACCCCACGTTCTAAAACCCCAATAACGATTAAAGATGTAGTTAGGTAAGTCCCAACACTGATACCCATATCTTCCATCTACATTTACACCTTTACGGTTTCTTGCTAACCACTTTGCCCAACTTGCTACTTGTGAAGCTGTTGGTTTACCACTTGAAGGTAAAATTGCCATTTATCCACCTTCTTTTTTTGTATAATAAAAAGCCGATACACGCATGTATCGACTTAAAACATATATTGTGCTAATTTAATTGCACCGACGATGATACCACCAACTGTTGTTATTAAAGCAACTGATATTTGCACACTATTTTTTTGTTTTTCTGAAATTGTACCTTCTAATTTTTCAATATCTTCTTCGTGAGTTTTGACTACAAATTTTATTTCTTTTATTGCGTCCCATTGTTTGCTGTTTGTATCGTTTAATTGTTTTATTTGTTCGTTCGTATCTTTTTGGACTTCGAACGATTGCCTTTGATAAACATTACCTTCAGCAATTTTCTCTTTCAATTCATTTATATGTTTCATATTCTCATCGTCGCCAGCTTTTATCTTTTCTAAGATGTCCTCTCTTGAAATACGCCACTCTTCATAAGTAACGTGCTTATTTTCTGTCATAGATATCAGCACCCCCGATAAAACTAACCGCAAAACAGACTGCTGATAAGATACTGAATTGAATTGTTGAAAGCCAATTAATAGCGTTATATATACTTGCTGATGTCATAAAAAAATACAATACCGAACAACTAGTACCACCTATTAGTAGTAACCAATTGCAAGTATTGTTTGTTTTTTGTCTAGGCAAAAAGAATGATGAAACTCCTAAAATAATGCTAGCAATCATAATAATTATGCCCCACACCCAAATAGGCATGATGTGATGAAGCGCTACATAAAAATCACTATCACCTAGAACTTTCTCTTGCTCTTTGGTGAAGAAAAAACCTCTCGCAAAAGTAAAAGCGCCTAACCCTAACAAAAGTATAAAATTGATCACTTCATTAAAATTATATTTCAATATTTAGCACCTTCTTTCATTTAAGTTGTTTCTGTACTATCTATTGAAGTATCTACATCACTTTCTTCAACATAGCTATCATTAGTACCGATTTCTACTTCACTACCAATGTTGAGCCAATCAGTCCAGTTGTTTCCAACTTGATTTAATTTTGAACGAAGGTAAATAGCGTTTGTTTCATTAGGAGAGTAAATAACCTTTGTGTAATTACCATAAGCTAAGATTTGTAACATACCTTCTGTGTCATTACCATCAGGCGTATGGAGTGGACCAACCGCATAAAAATATCCAGATTTATCAACGAAGTCCATTGTCGATAAGTCTGGATTATTAATTTCATATACCTCGCCATTATTATTAAATAATGCTTTATTTTGATTTAACTCGCTAATTCTATTTGTGACTGCTTGATTGATTAGTTCATTAAAATTATCTGGTAAGTTCGACGGTGCTACTTGACCTTTATCTGCTTTGTTGTTTAAAGCGTTGTTAAAATCAACCGTAGTTACATAGTTAGAAAGTGTATTATCTAAATCTGGTTTAGTAACAGCTCCCGCAGTTTCATCATTTAAATTCTTTCGAATAGTATCAGCTTCATCACGCATATTTTGGATTGCTGAATTAATGTCTTTTTGTGCCGAATCAACCAAGTTGTTCGTTCTTTTTTCAGTGTCGGTCACAATCTTTTCTAAATCTTGCTTTTGTTCACTGATAAATGAGTTAAAACTCAATTGAATACTTTCAACGTTTTCAATACCAGCAGACGCAGCAATCAATCTTTTTTCAGCTTCTTCAATTAAATCATCGATTTGACGAATATATCTTACTTTAATATCTGCACCAATTTTATTAATCAATGCATCTTTAACATAAAATCTAAACTCATTAAGAATAACAGTATCTGGTCTACCAACCGCTTTAACTCTTACTTGACCATTAACCCACGTATCAGTAGAAGCCTTCAAAAAGTCTCTATCAATAACAAATCGAATGATACCATTTAGCGAATCAATGTATTCTACTTTAGTCAAAGAAGTATGAGATCCGTTTTCTGACTGTACATATAAATCAATATCACTATTTAAACTGCTAATTTGTAAAGGGTACTTATCTTTTTTGACTTGAAAAGTAAGGACAGCAGTATTGACATCTAAGTTGTAAAAAACAATTTGTTCATCGCTTAATGGTTTTAAATAAGGTGTGTCACTAGCAACTAATTTAGCATTTTTATAAATACCGTCAATATCCATTGAACTCATAATTTAACCTCCTTATTTTTTAGTAATAATTTCATTTCTAATATCATATGCACTTTCGTAATTTGGATAAATTTGAGTGAATGTTTTTTCTTTTTGGTTACCGTAACCAGTAGATGTAAATGCTTGAAATGCATTATGCGAACCAGTAGGAATAAATTTAATGTTTTGAATAAGTTGTTTAATATGACAAACACCCGCTGAACGTTTCACTTCTACCGGACACATAATTTCTGCCGTTCGATTTACATCACTTGGCGTAACACTAGACATCTGAACTGGTGCGATTGCGTTGATAGGTATTGTATGGATACCTTTCGGAAGTTTGTGTTCAGTTTTGAATAATTGACGTTTATCAGATTTACCATTATTACTCCATGGGTTGTAATTTTGCACTACCATTGGATTTACGCCAAACGTTGTATCTCTATCAACTTCTACCGTGATAGAACCATTCATTTCAACAATACCGTTAGCAGTAATGTTAAAACGTTGTTGCGTCATTAACATACGTTGATATTTATCAGTAGCTTGCAAACTAAATGTTTGAACACCTTTATTGTTATATCTATCACTATATACAAACGTTTTAGCAAATGATTCATTCGACGTTCTACCTTGACCACTATTATTGGTTTGCATTAATCGGATAATGATATTACCTAAGAAATTAACACTACGCCACATTTCTTCTGCACCACGTGGTTTACCGGCACGCCCTTCGTAAATTTCTGGCAGATAAGAAGTGATGTTTTTCTTAATACCTACCCAGTTAGAGAATGATGACAATGTACTAGATCCCCATGTAACTAAATCTCCATGATTACTCACATCTTGCATGAATTGAGTCATAATATTGTGGTCTTGATTAGAAAATCTTGGATAGAATAAACAATAATCTGATACTTGAGATACAATGTTATGACAATCAACATGCGCAGTAATATGATTTAGTCCTTCGACTAACTTTTTCATATTTTTTGATTCTTGTTCACTAAATGGCGCTTTTCCTTTGAAGTTTTTACCAGTCGAACTTGTACCTTTTCCAGCTTTCCAGTTGTAATCAAAGTTACGATTAAGGTCTACGTTATTAGAGTTTTCTCGATTATCATTAGCAAATCCATGTGGATTAACAATAGGAACACATACAATTCTCACATTTTTGCGTATATAAGCTAGATGAGGGTCAGTATGCCATTTATTTACAACCAAATCTAAGAAACGACTATTAGCGTAAAATGCGCTATATTCGTTACCATGAATACAACTTGTTAAAAGCAATGTTTTTGAATAATGCTGAGGCTCGAATGTGTATGAATAAACACTGTATTCTCCCGACTGGTCCTTTCCAATATAAGTTTTACGACAATACTCATTATCGACAAACTTATCATAAAAGACTTTTAAATTTTCAGTAGGCTCATTGTGTAATGGCGTCTCATTTTCACCACTCATTGCACCTTTAATATAAGGTGGAGTCCATAAATATGAACTATCAGCTGCAACGTTCAACTCTTTATCTAAATCATTTCTGATTAAGTTAAAATCACGTCCTAATCTATCACCTAATGTTTTAGATACTTTACCGTCTATACTTGCTCTTGCGTCAATAATTTCTTGTTGGTCGTTAGCTAGCGTAGGTACTAAAAACGCTCTCATTCTAGCATCTAGCCAGTTTATAGAGTCTTTTACACTTCTTGTTGAACCGTCAGCAAATGTATGTTTGATTTGATGTGATTGGTGCGCTTCGTTATCAACAAAATTATGTCGATGTAACTCATCTTCAACGTAAGTGACCATGTCACGGAAAGCGATGAAGTTAAGTTCTAACTCTCTTACGTGTCTAGCACCAAATATTGTTTCAAGACTTGTATAAATCGTCTTACGCATTATCGCTGACCTCCTTAATTTTTAGATTTCCATTTTCATCAATGTATAATTCTTTATCACTTAAATCTATAACAGTGCCGTCTGTTTTTTTAGCAGTCAGTTTGGCCGATGCGTCGATAGAATCTAGTTTTTTCTTATCTTCTGGTGACATCAAACCAGCTTTATCAGTAGAAGCATTACCTTCGTTTCTCATCTCTATTGTTGTAGCTAAGACACTTGATGTTTTTGCACTTGTTGAGCGGTAATCTCTAACAAATGCGCCACCACCTAAGCCACCAATAGTATTAGCTGCAACATTGATACGATTCATATACCTGTCATAACGTCTGTACTCGCCTAATACTACTTCTTGCTTAACGATTTCGTTGTTTATATCTCGTTTTGTCTTAACTTCAACAATGCGTACTATTTCATTTAGTCCTAATACAGAATGGCGTATCTTTACCAAGTCGCCAACTCTTGGATTAGCATTTGGATAGTATTTTTTTAAGACGATAAAGTCTAAGCTAATCGAACGTTTGACTGAGTCATCTATAACCTTTTGTAACTTAGCCTTCATCAATTCTTCATCTTTAATACGACCATCTTTGATAGGTTCTGCTTCATATTTTCCAATGTCTTTCATATCCGGATGTTCAAATTTCATAATCAAACCAGCACCAGTAATACCCTGTTCATCTGTATAATCGCCATAACCGACACAGTATGTCGCCATATCGCCAGTATCTTCTTCGACTTTGATATTATTTGCGTTGATTTCATCGTCTATAATGTAATCGACTTCTTTTTGATTGTAAGGCGTAAATACAAATGTGTATTTTTTGGTTTTCTTATTAAAATCAATATAGAACTCTAAATCCCAATGCGACATCGCTTTTTTGATAAGTTCTTCAACAGTTTCACCTTCTCCAGCATTTTCAAAGTCTGATGAAGGCAATTTATCTTCTGTCACTTTATAATCTAAATCGGTAGGTTCAAATGCTATATCCAAGAACTTTTTGATAGTAAAGCTACCGTTTATTGGAGCGTATATCCTACGTCTTTTTATCGTATCTATCGGCTTATAACGACAAGAAACCGTCACACGTTGTTTAGTACCATGTGCTTGACGGTCAATTAAAAAAGCTAAGTATTCTTTTTCGTCGTCCGGTCCTTCTACTCTAGACACACTCCATCGCTTATCTATTGCTCTTACTACTTCGTAATTATAAGCATCTTCTAGTAATTCAAACTGTAATACTGCTTCTGAACTGTTTTTATCCGTCCAGTTGGTGGTGGTATTGACAAACTTGCCACGACCACGCTTTGGACTTATTAATATTGGCAATTTGCAACACCTACTTGTAATAAAATTTCATATCAAATTTAACCGACTTCACTTGTTGGTTAAATTCAAACTCATTCCAACCGTGACGAAACTTCGGTTGTGATCCAGACACTTCATAACTTAACGGTGTACCGTTTTTGAACGTTTGCACACCATCATACTCAATCTTGTCACCTTTTTTCATCTTAACGTTACGAATAGTCATAACATCAGAATGTGTCATAGTGAACACAAAATTTTCTGTATCTTCACCTAAGATAATAGTCACTTTTTTATACATATTGAATTGGTCGTTATCTGCTGTGCCATGATAATAAATGGCGTTATTCCAAATATTAGTAAACGAGTAGATACGTGAACCATCTTGTTCGTCGAAAGGAATAAGCATATCATTCGACCATAACTCTTTATCTGGTCGTTTCTCTAGGTCAATTGAAGTGCCGATACTTTCAGCAAATGGCAATTCAGTTGTTTCAAATACTAATTCAAAACTAATTTTCTTGCCATTTTCTTCTGGTACGATAACGTCAGCGTTTTTAACTTTATAACGTTTACCATTTACATAATAATTATCGTTAAATTCTTCATGATCTAGTATGAGATTGTTATACTCGCTTATTTCTTGATAATCATCTTCTAATGGCTCAATAAAGCGATAATTTAAAGGGACGCTTCTTCTTAACTCTCTTATCCACACTTCTTCAGTAGAATTAGTTAAGTTGTAGAACTCGTCCCTTAATCTTGCATTATCATTTAATTTTGTAGAATTTACATGACACTTAACGTTTATCTTGCGTTTACGATACTGACTACTTAAAAGAATACGACCACTTGTATTTTCTTTTGTTTCGTAGTTATCTTCAATTTCCATACTTTCAATAATTACATCATCGACGACAAAACCAAAGTCGCCCAATGTATATTGTTGTCCGTTTTGTTTTTTAATTTCTAAATCCATTGAACGACCTCCTAGAATGTAAATGTAGCGTCACGATTAGCGTTTTGTTCATTGACGATAGTTGTTAATGCGTCGTTATCAACGCCCATTTCAATGCGAACAACACGTTGTGACGGGTTTGTTTTGATGTTGTGTGTATGTTGCACTTGAGCGTTCATATTAGCGTTTACTTTCTTCATGTTGGCAGTTATATCTGGAATTGCTAAATTACTATTAAACGCGTCTGTGATTGAGTTAGCCATGCTACCCATACCACTCACAACGTTTTTACCTTCTTTATTAATTCCGATGCCTAAACCTTCCATAGTCCATACACCGTATTGTTTAAACAACTTAGAAGGTGAACCGATGTGTAAAGCGCTTTTAGCAGCATTAACTGCACCCATTACTACATTTTTTGCAGCAGATGCAACTTGTCCTGCCATTGCTTTTATACCGTTTATAAGTCCCATAATTAAATCACGACCAACAGAAACCATGTGACCTATAAAGCTACGAGCAGCATTTACAGCATTAGATACGCCTGACGTTACTGAACTAACCACATTAGACATTCCTGAAATGACAGAATTTACAATTCCGGACATCGCCGAGCCAACTGCGCTAAGCATGTTAGAAAAACCACTTGATACAAAGCTAACCGCTCTTGATACTGCATTAGTAATAAAACTAACGATTGATGACCAAATGCTTGAAATAAAGCTAGAAATGGCACTCATGATTGATGAAGTGACACTCATTAGCGACGACCAACCACTTGATACGAACGAAATGATGCTTGATACAATCGAAGTGATAATACTAACAATAGCTGACCAAATAGCGCTTATGAATGCAGAAATTGCAGACATGATTGCGCTTGTTACTGATAAAAGTAAACTCCAACCAGCTTGAACGAAACTTACTATACTTTGAACCACTGTTGTAATCACAGTAACTAACGTAGTCCAAATTGTTTGAGCAACTGTAACAAGCAACGTCCAGAAAGTTTGAGCTACTGTAACAATGGTTTGCCATATAGTTGATAAGAACACACCTAATGTTTGGACTACCGTAACGATTGTAGTAACAATCATTTGCCAAATTGTGGAAGCCACTGTGACTAAAGTCGTCCAAATCGTTTGAGCGGTAGTGACAATAGAAGTCCATAAATTCATTAGGAATACACCTAATTGAACGACCACTGTTAATACTGCGCTAACGATTGCTTGCCAAATTTGACTAGCCAAACTGATTAATGGTTCAAATATTTGAGAAAAGCCATTCACAATATTTTGCCATGTTTGTTGTAAATAATCTCCTAGGATTTGCCAAATATTTTTAGCCATATCTACAATGGCTTGCCAAATATCTGCGCCGACTTTTGATATAGTTTCCCATGCACCAGACCAATCACCAGATAAGATTTGAAGTAACGCAGTAATTGTGCCAAGAATAACTTCCATTGCTATTTTAACTACCGCTTTAATTATTTCCCATGCCACTTTAATGACGCTAACTATCGTATTAAACGCTTGAGATACGATAGGTGTTAGTAATTTAACTGCTGTTTCAACAACTTTTACTATAATATCCCATGTGTTTTTAAATAAAGGAACTAATGGCGCTAAGATTGATTGCGCTTCATTCCATAAGTCTTGTAAGAAACCGATAACCGCATGAATAGCATCTCCAACTGCACTAGAAATCGCATTCCATGCGTCTGTAACTGCATTTCGCAATACAGAAGAAGATTTCCACAATGCAACAAATACAGCGATTACTGCTACTACTGCTGCTATTACTATGCCTACCGGACCAGATAACGCTGCAAGTACGCCACCTAAAAATTCTATAGCGCCCATGACAACGCTAATTATTCCACTTAAACCACCGAATGTAGTAATAAGAGGGATAATTACTTGAGTTACAAAAATGAACGCTGGTGCTAATGCCATTAATATTCCAGCTAACGTTGCTACGATTCCTACAATCATACCAATAATCGGACTAGCTTCTGTTAGTTTCCCTATAAACTTGGTAATAGCTAACGCTACATCTAAAACTACTGATGCTAATGGAGCCATAGCTACACCGACATTAATAAGAATATTGATGATATTACCTAATAATTGGATAAGTTTAGGTCCGTTCTCTTGAACGTATTCAATGAACTTTTTAAATCCGTCACTCTCTGCAATCGTTGCACTCCATTGTTCAAATTGCTTAGCCATATCTGCTAAACCTTGTAATACTAAATGAGTGTTAGGAGCAAATGCTTTCATTAAGTTGAATATACCTCTAAATGTTGAACCGAATATCTGACCTATCAATGGCAAATTCTGTTTAGTATATTCAATGAACGATTTAATTGCATTTTGACCTTCAACAGATTGCGCCCACTCATTAAATGCTTGCCCCATTTTTTTGAAGCCTTGCGATACCCATTCAGCTAATGGTGCAATTTGTGTAAGTACACTAACTAAACCACTACCAAATGAGCCGGCAGCATCTAACATATTATTAAATATTCTTACGCCAGTTGTACCCATCATTTCAAAGAATTTTTGCGCTACTTGTGAGTTTTTAGCCCAATTAAGCATTTTAGCACTTGCTTGTTCTATTCCTTTAGATACGCCATTAATGAATGGTGTAAGTCCAGCTAATGCAACTTTAGCAGTGTCAATCGCATTTGCTAATGTATTAAATATTTGTGCTTGATTTTGTTGGATAAGGCCAGCCCACGCACTCTTCAAGCTATCTAATGATGCTTGATAACGTTCTGTTTCTCTAGTTGCTTGCAACGTACCGTCAGATAACATTTTTAAAGCACTGATTCCCATAGCACCAAATGCTACTACACCAGCACCTGCTACACCAAATGCACCTGCTACACCTAACGCACCACCAGCAACTACGCCTAATGCGTTTAACACTGCCATTAGTGCCGGAACAACACTTGCGATTGCTGGAACAAGTAACGAAATGTTGGAAAGTAACGACCCTTTAATCATATTACTGAAAACAGTACCGAATGTTCTAATATCATTCGCTAATTTATCTAATTTATTATTATAATCTTTTAGGCCTTTACGTAATTGTCCGAAGAAAGTCACTGGTTGATTCCCGTCTACCTCAAGCCGAGTACGATGTCGGTTAGGAATAGAACGTAGCATAGCTTTAAACGTTTGTATTTTTGCCATAGCCCCAGCGCTATCAACTTCAAGATTAGCTTTAGCCTTTTGATGAGCAAAGTCATTAAGTTGCTTCTTAGCTAATTTGATTGATTCTCTTGCTCTAGTTGCATCTGCATCTAATGTTGCTGAATACTTGCTACCGTCGATACTATCTAGGTTATGTTGCAATTCAGAAATATGCGTAATAGCTTTTCTAATGTTTACATCAGCGTCTGCTTCTGCATTTGAATTATCATACATATCTAAATAATTCTGTATTTTCTTAATATTTGCAGTAGCTTTAGATACATCGGCATCTAATTCTGCATCGCCACGATAAGTATCGAACTTTTCAACCAACGACTTAGCCTGTGCGACTTTTTCTCTAACATCAGAAATATCTGCGTCAAGTTCTGCATCTGCATGAGTATTATCAAAGCCTTTTACTGCATCTCTTGCTGCTTTGACTGCTTTCATTACGCCTGATGAGTCACCGTCTAATTTAGTATCTTTAATTGACTCTTGCGTTTTCTTAAAGCTTTGAGCCACTTTCTTAGCTGATTGGATAGCACTTTTAAATTTACGTGTGTTCGCCTCAATCTGCGCTTTAATACTATAATTTGCTTCTGCCACGTTATCACTCCTTTCTTAAAGAATTGTTGTGATTTGCAATCATTTTGAGCAAATCAGATGGTGCATTAACTTCTTGTTTGGAGTCTGAACCAAATTTGAGAGGTTCTCCTCTATTAAGACGTTTGACGTTTTCTTCGTAGTCCATAATGTCGTTAGCACTTTTAAAACGATACTCAGTTTCTCCCTTTTTGCCACCACGTTTTTTCTGCTCCGCTTGTGCATCACGTATAGCAAAGGCGAGTTTATACATATCCATGTCTTTATCAAGTTGCTCATATTCAAGTGCATACATACGATAGTTAAACTCTCTGAGCGTCATCATTTCTATTCGTTGCAAGTCGTATATCTTCAATTTACTCATACAAACGACAACAACTCTATCAAACGTTAATATATCGTCATCTACTTGCTTTTCTTCTTCTCTTGTTTGTATTCGTCTGGCACTAGGTTTTGGGTTAAAGGTCTCTTTCCCAATTCTTCGATGATTTGTTCACTAAAAGTATCAATACCTTCGTTTTCTGCGATATCTTCTAAAACCGTTTCTAATTCTTCATCAGTTTGTGGTTTCTTTTTATGATGAGCGGTTGCTGATTTAATCACTTTAGATAATGCAACAATATTTCCGTTTTGTAGGTTAGGTACTAACATGTTTAAACCTTGACCGATTGTCATTTGTTCTACTTCTAAGCCTAATTCTTTATCAATTTTGTTTAAAAAACCTAACCCGAATGATAATTCTAATTCTTTATCTTTAAAATTAATGTGCATAAATTAAATACCTCACTTATTTTTTTATTTGCGCAAATAAAAAAGAGGGGATATTCCCCTCATGTTTATACAGTTTCAGCTTCTGTTGGTTGTGGAATGCTTTCAGCCAAACCGTCGTCTGCTGGATCAGCTGCAATAGTATCGTGGAAGCCATAAGCAGCTTTGTTTGCTTCGATTGCTTGCGGTAATGTAGCATAACCACGTTGTTTTTTAAGATAAACGCCAAATTCTGTTTCGAATTCAGCAATACCGTCTGCTTCATTAGTACGAGTGATACTATTCCAGTAACCTTGTCTATATTCAGCTTTGTACTTACCTTCGCTATTTTGAACACGCTTATTGATTACCCATAATTCATATGGCGTATCATCTTCTGTTGCGTCTTCGATTTCATCGCATAACGTGTCTTTTTGGTCCATGTAGCAATTAATCGTTACAGTAGATTCTAATGTACCACCAGAGTTAACTGAGCCATCAAATGTAGCTTCTGTATCTCTGTCTTTTTCAGTTTCACGTTCTAATTCAGTAACTAACATTACTTTGTTAGCGTCTTTTTTGTCGCCGACTTTACGAATTAAAACTAATTCATCAGTACCTTGTTTTGTTGGCATAGGTTGAATACCTCCTAAATTTTTGTATTAAAAAAGCAAGCCTATTTAATGGCTTGCGTACTCTGCGTTTATAGTTGTATGTGATAACACTTGGTTAGTGTCTTGTTCTGTACTTTCATTCACACTGATTTGAGGTAGTGTCAATGTATATCCGTCAAGTTCTATCTCATCTAGCAAGATAGATTGTACTTGAATATATAACTCATCATTCTTACCTTTATCGTCATCTAAGCACCAGATGTGAATAGTAGCAGTGGGCGTACCACTGTAACTGTCAAAAGTTAAACGACTAATTTCATCTCTGATGTTTTGAATGGCGATAAACGGATAGGATAGCTCTTGATTAAGCTCACTGGTGCGAATGATAGGTACGTCCAATTCACTGAACTTTGTGTACAAATAATTTAATAGTTGTAGGTTCACTGATTGTTTCATCGCATACCTCCTAACCGTTAATTAATCTTTCGAGGTCTGCTCTGACTTGTTTGGTGTATTTTTCATACACTGGAAACATAAACGTTCTAGGTCGCATCTTACGAGTACCGTATTCAAGGAATCTTTTTTGTTATCGTAAAGGCTTTTTATCCTCTACTTCTTACAGTTTCCTGTAAGTTCGGCGTACCTTTTCAACTCACTGAGCTGCCGGACACTCTTGGAGGGATTATCTTTCTACTATTGTAGTTTCACCCTCTACGCTCTACGGTGAGCCACATCTTTTAAAATGTGCTTTACCTCGGGGTTAGCGTATGACTTTTATTCGATATATTCAAAATGAAGTTTTTTGTATGTTTTTCTATAACCGTTACAGACTTTATAAACACCCGTTTCGGTTATACCCATATTTTCTGCACAATCTTTTACAGTATTAAAAACATCACCTGTTTCAACGCACAAAACTTTTTTTCGTTTCCGCTTAGTCCACAGGTTGTTACCTTTGGAAAATCTTCCCTCATTTTCAACAGCTGGTAATCCTTTGCCGCCGTAACCACTAGCGACATTCCATCCATTTTCAACTGTATTGTATTTTTTTATTAAATTTTCTTCTAAAAATACAGCCGCCTCTTTATCTATTCCATAAGCAAACGTATGAAAGGTATGTCTCCCATCAAGTTTTCTTTTGTATCGTTGCTCTCGCTTTCGCCTTTGCATATTATTAGTCATACCTACATAAACAGTTTTGCCATCTTCTAAAATAGAATATACCGTATAACTCATAGTCACTTAGCCTTCTTTCGTATGCGATTTACCTTTATTATATCATGGCATCACATACTACACAACCCGATATTGCCCGGTTGTTCACTATGCTGTTACCAACATAGGCGGGATTCCGTTTCCCGAATAACCTGCTTTTGAAGTAATTACATAATTCAAATGTCCGACCTTTGTATCTTCAACCATTTTTGCTAAGTTACCAGTCCAATAACCAGCGTTCATTTTCTCTTTAGCTTCTAAAATTGTATCGCTAGCAAAATCAATCGCATTATTATGCAGCACTTCATCTACATCATCATCAATATTGTCATGCATATTTTCAAATTCTCTAATTAAGTCGTCTAAATCTCCACCGCCTACACGCATTATTTAACCTCCTCAACGTAGAACACTGTATCGTGTTCATAGTCAATTCGTTTTGTAATCTGATACTTAGTATCGTTAATATAAGCATGTGTCACAGTAGGCTCAAAACGACCGTTTAAACGTATGACATTGATGTCTTTGTTGATGTCTCCGTATTGCACCACTGTTTTTTGTGGACTTAATGGACTGATGTTACATGGTATTGCATCGTAGCGCTTTTCGTATGTTTCAGTTCTGCTTGTTTTAGGGTTGTACTGTCCTTTCATTTCCTTAGCAAACACGACTCTCTTGTTATATCTCAATAGAAAACACCTGTCCCACGTTTACCTGTTGTTCGTGGCGTATATTGATCTATTACGTCCATATATTCGTCAAAGTCGTTTGCTTGAAATGTATTAGAACGCCCATCTACGCTTTCCTGCGTCATACCTTCTGCGCCAACACGATTAAAGCGCTTGACTGCTACTTCTTCGACGATGTATCCCAATCTATCTGGAACTTCTTCAATGTCAACAGGAAGTAAGCTAATCAAACGCTTTTCAGTGTTATCTATTATTCTTTTTAGTAATTCATCTTGAACATTGTCATTTATCGAGAGTAACAATTTAACATTCTCTAATGTTGCCATGTTATCCCTCCAACGTGTTCAAGATTTCCGCTTTAGTATCATTTTCAGATACTTCGATACCATGTTTATCTGCAATTTCAATTAATTCTGCTTTTGTATTCTTACCATCTACAACTAACTTAATATATTGTTTATTATATTTGTTATCAGCATGTAGTAATTGAGTAATACGTTCATCTGTAATGTCAGTAGGGTAGATATCGCCAACTTCATAAGGCTTGTTATCCTCTGCATCTACAAATGGTCGTACAACTTCGTATGAATAAGCCATGAGCTAGACCCTCCTTAGATTAATTAAACAGTTTCAGCGTCTCCACCAGTTGAACCAGAACCAGCTGTTAATTTAGCAAATGCATTATCGTCTGCTACGTGGAATGAGAAGTCCATAGTTACACGTAGTGCAATCATTTCTTGTTCGAATAAGTTAACTGGTGTGCCATCAGCATTTGTTAGTGTAGAAATTTGACCTTCTTCTGAAATTTTGTAACTCATATTATAAGGTACGCCATAGAACATTTTATTAAAGTCACCAGCGTATAAATCGCCTTTTTTAATTTCGTTAGATTTTAAATCAACAACTGGAATACCATCTAAAGTACTATTTGATTTATCGTAGTATCTTTCTTGAGTTTTTTCATCAATAACATTTCTTAAAGCTGTTTTATTTTGATTTTTAGAAATGAACGCATTAGCTTCTACATCATGTTCTAATAATTCATCTTCTAACGCTAATACGTTTTCTAAAGTAATAGGACCATTTACAACATTATCAGCAGTTGCAACAGATTGTTCAATAGATTGTGTGAACGGATTATCTACGTTTAATACGCATGCTTCATCAATTTTGTTGTAAAATGCTTCTGCAATTTGTGGTTTCATCTTTTCGAAGAATTGAGAATAAGTGTAATTTAAATATTCACGAGTCGCTAATACGATTACACCTAGTTTGTGTGAACGCATTGTTGCTTGTACTACTGTTGGTTTAGAAGTTTGAATCTTACGACCTTCACCAACCCAATAAGCGCCCGGTTTATCTGCCCAATAAGTGAAAGTTTTTTCTGACTTTCCACCCATATCTTGTACTCTACCTAATTGCATTACTTTTGAATTTTGTAATACCTCTAACATAATAGGCTCGTTAAAATCGTTTAATAATGTACCATCTTTCATTTCGTGCATCATTACATTATCTGGATTAAAATCTTGTCGTTTTACATCTGCCATAAGTTAATACCTCCGTTATTTTATAATTCTATTTTCATTAGCAAGTTGTTCGAATGACTTTCCACTTGCCTGACGATTGCCAAAACTACTACTTTGATTGCTTGGAGTAGATTGACGAGTAGCTTCTTTGACTTGTTCTTTTACAGCTGCGTCAAAGTCTGATTTGATAGTTTGGACAACTTCGCTAATCTTTTCGTTATCTTCTAAATGAATAAGTGACTCAGCAAACGAAGTAGGTAAGCCTTTTTCTTTTAGGTCACTTTCAACATCAGCTTTTAATTCACGTAACTTGAATTGTTTTTCTTTTTCCGCGAGTGCTTGCTCACGTTTTTCAATTTCTTTATCACGTTTCTCTTTTTCGGTTAGCTTTGCGTAGCTTTCAGCCTCTTTTTTAGCTTCTTCACGAGCTTGTTCTAGGTCTTGCTGGTGCTTACGCTCACGTTTTTTCAACGCACTATCTACTGCCTTACTGATAGCTGAGTCTACTTCGTTTTTCGTATAAGTTTCTTGCTTCTTATCGTCATCGTTTACTGACTCGTTATCATCGTTTTCGTTAGTGTTTTCAGAATCGCCTTCGTTATTTTCAGCAAAAAACTGTAAGTTCAAATTTAATAAGTCATCTTTTTTCATTTTTTATCCTCCTCATAAACGCTAAGTTCTCGAATTTATCGCATAAAAAAAGCGCCCCAATCAGTCAATTAAGCCCGATTAGTGCGCTAATGTTATTTAGATAGGGAAACAAGTTACTTAACCCTTATAATTAGTTATAGTTTATGAGCAGTTTAACGACTTACTTAGGTCATAGTTTAAATAAAGTTCTTTGGTTCAAATGATTTCTTTTTATCTTGCTTAGGTTTCGCTTGTGCTTGGTTACTAGGATTTGTATCGTTCAGACGCTTTAATTCATAATGAATACCTTTTAACACATCAATAAGTGCAGTTTGAAATTCATTCATCAGAAGCACCTGATTGTATGGCTTGTTCTAACTTTTTAATCTTATCGTAATCTGTCATGTCGTCAGTTAAAATATCATTTGGATCTTTTGCAAATACTTGCAAGTATTCATCCATAACATCATCTAATCTTTTTGAATAGTCCATCTCATCACTCCTAGAGTTTAAATACATGGTTCGCTTTAACATTTTCACCATTGACAATTTCTTCCAAAGCCTTAGAGCCTATCTCAGTTTTGATTTCTAAAGTTCTCATTTCATCTGATTCCTCTAACAATTCACGAATCAACTTTAATTCAGTAGCGATTTCTTTCAAATATTTCTCTTGTTTAGTCATATCATCACTCCGTATATTTACTTAGGTTATATTTACCTTTACGTTCTTCAAAGAATTTATCACGCCAGTCTTTCTTATGTGGAATAACGGTACATCTACAATTAGGATGCATAGGTGCAGCATTAATACCCGGTTTCATATCTTTCACTTTGAAAACTTTTTCGTTTAACGCTTGGCATACCTTACATACTTTTATCGTCTTTTTGATATTACCGTCTTTATCTCTTTGATGTAGTACCTCTTGAGCGGTTACATATTCATACTCAGCATCTTCTCCATGTTGTTCTAACATATGACGTTTAGAGGCTTCAATTTGCACTCTAGCTGTTTCTGTGATGAGCAATCGTTTAGCTTGTGAAGAAGTTGCCCCTGTATCTTTGCGTAAGTCTTTCACAAACTCATAAGGATGTCTGCCACGTAGTAATACATGACGTGTGGTCTTTTGTACGTGTCGTCTTACCACGTTCATATCTGACCAAAGTCTTGTACTCCATTTATGCCCTTTAAATGGTGTAAATATGATTGTTTTAACGTCATTGATAGATACTTGGAGTGTTTCCCCTAAGATACCTGCTTGTTGCTCTAATGCACGATAATAAGCACTCTCCATGTAGTTATACATAGATTGTTCTATCTGCGCAAAAGCATATGTGACAATAAGTCCTAACTGTGCTTGTAGTAACTTTTCTCTACTTACATACATCTTAGTGTTGTAGGCTCTTAATTCAGCATTAGCTTTATCGCTAAAATCTTTATTCTCAACATACTGTTTTGCTTTCTGTTGGAACATTTGAACATCGACTGCGTCAATTTTCTTCTTAGCCTCAATAAATGAAATACCTTCATTAATTGCATATCTTGTATAAAAACGATTGATCTCATTTTCAATATCTTCATTCATTTCATCAACAATACGTTGTATCTCTTGAGCAATCTCATAATCTGATTTACTTTCTTCATCAATGATTTCCTTTGCTCTATCTTCCCAGTAGGACATAGACTATCACTCCTTAATATCAGTTTGGTTGTCTATACCCTGTCTGTACATACGTTCATCTGATTTTTGAATTTGGATATCTTCTTCATTTTCGATACGTTCCATTTCTTGTTGAGGGTTATCTATAAATGATACAAGCGACATTAAAGTTTGATTGCTTAGTTCTCCACCAGCTTGTAAGTACATATCCATTTCATCTTTAATCGACTTAGGAATGTTACGAGTAAATGTAAATGTTAAATCTTGAATAGCGTCTTTATCTAATTCACGATTGATACTCATGATTTGACCGATTAACTTGTAGCGTCTACGCAAACCTTTTCGGAACAAACCTTCTTTGATTGCAGTACGTTGCTCTAGTCCGAATAACTTATATTTCATAGCCTCACCTGACTGATTGCCACCAAAGTTTTCATCAGTCATATCTGGTGTGTTAGTGAACATATGAATGTTACGACTGATTCTATCTTTGTAGGCTTCAACACCATTTACATCATATTCTTTATAAATGTATTTAGCGTCTACATTACCTTCAGTCGTTTTTTCGTCCATTGTTGTATATTCTGGCGGAACTAAGTGGAATACATTAGCATCTTTTTGCAATTGCGCAGTATTGCTATCAAGTTCCATGTTGCCAATCACAAGTAACATTGCATCGTTTAAATCACTCATGTAGTTAGCTGTATCTGATTGTGCATTGTCGTATAAATCAATTAACGGAATGACTTTCTCAAAGTCCCCACGACGCTTTTCATTATTGCTAAACTCTGTGATTGTTACCTTACCAAACGAATGTGGCTCTGGTGGTCTACGTTCTTGCAACGATAGGTTAGTAGACTTATTAGCATAAAAGAAATTAGTTGCATTAGGTGTAATGATGTCTACATTGTAAATATCTGTGTCGTCATATTCTCTTGTTGACGTTTGCCAGTATCTTACTGCAATCAAACTATTCTGTTCAATCGTGTTGTCATAAATCACAAATGTGTTGCGTGGATCAGATTTGTATAATCTAACCTCATCATCTTGGTTACGAATAACATACTCATAAGCACGACCAAAGATAGATAAGTCTAATCCAATTGAACGGTTATGCGTGTCGATGTCGTTTAGATTATGTAGTCCGTTAATCTTCTCTTGTGTACTTTCATCTTCTGATTGTACTTGTATCGCATGGCCGAAACAGTAACCGTTAATAAAATCTGCAATGTATGATGCGAAGTCATGTGCTGCACGATTATCTGCTAAGTGTCTTTCTCTACGTCTACGATTACGCATGATATTGTAGTTAAGTCCTTGATAGTAATCGTCAAGCATTTGTAATCTAGGTACTTGTGCCTCTAAATGATGCTCAATACATTCACTTATAAAATCGTAATCATCTAGCAAATCGTTTAAGTTACCGTCGTAACGATATGTTTCTACTGCATCACGTCTATATACCTTATCTCGATGTTGTCGGTACTCTGCGTCTCTTTCGAATTCATTTACTTTTAACAAGCGTTATCCCTCCTTATAAGCCCATTGATTTGATTGTGCTAATATTCTTCCTAACATTTGTTTTCGTCTGTTTATGAGGCAAATGGAAACGTTCTAGGGAATACCGTAATCCATCTAACAAATGGTTGTTTCTGTCGATAGGTTGGTTTAACCAATTACCTTCTTTGTCTTGGTCAAATGTGTACGTGTTCAATTCTTCGATAGTATGCACACAAGTTGGATGAACATATATCTTAAAACCTTGTATAAACTGAACACCCTGCATAATTGAGCCTTGCCCTTTGATTGACGGTTTAATGTTAGGAATGCCTTTACGCTTAATCTCTGCAATCAAACGTTTCTCAGCACTATCTGCAACAATAAGTGCATCTTTATATCCTTTATCTACATACATTTGATATATCTCATCAGTGAGCATTCCTTTTTCATAGTGTTCATCGTATATCCACAACTCTTTATTCTTTATGTCTACAACTGTACTGATTAATGTAGTTGGATCGTGAGTAAATCCAAAGTCACTACCATGTGCTTTTTCTTGTGTCCGTTTGAATACTTTTAACCAGTCAAACTCTTTCACTTCAAAATTATCAAATACAAGTCCTTCAGCTACTCCCCATTCTCCATCACATACAATTCTTGCACGTCTAGGATTTGTTCTATACAAGTCCTCATAACGTGCAATATCGACTTCATCAAGCCATTCATTCACTCGATATGTTGTTGTGTATGAAAATGTATTGTTTAGCTTAGTATCTTCATCAAAGAATGTAGGTTTGAGCCAATGACGTTCACTCCAAGGGTTGAATGTAACTGTAATTTGTTTGAAGAAGTCTGGACTGTCAACGCTACCACGAATAGATTCAACAAGTGTTGCGAATTTATCGTAGGTTTCAACTTGATATGCTTCTTCTATCCAGCACCAACTCAATATTCCTTTGTCAACAGTAATTGATGTAATCTTTAACGGATCATCAATTCCGCGAAATAGTATCTTCTGACCAGTCGGTTTGTAAGTAATCTCTGGTAAACTATCGTTAAACTTAAATAAGTGGGTTACACCTAATTGGTTTGTAGCCCACTTCAAATCTGTATATGTTGATTGTTTATTTGTATTACTAAAACGTCTGACTACAAGCAAGTTAGCCCACTCATATTCCATTAATCTGTATATAAAGTTTAATGCAGTTGTTTTTGACTTCTTACTACCGCGACTACCCTTTACAACTCTATAAAAGTTTTTGTTGTGCCAGAATTTGTTATAACCACCACCGATTGTTTCTGTAATGCTTAACGTTTTATCAGTCATCGGCTGGCACATCGTTTATAAAGGTTGGTGTGGTAACTTCTGCCTCAACTTTGTCAGTAGGCTTATGTCCTGTTCTGTCTAAGATGTCACTTGCTGCGTTGTATCTAACTAACTCACTTTTTGCAGTTAATAAATCTTCCATTGTCTTAATCGCTTTACCTGTCAGTCCTTTTAGTAGATTACGTTCAGCATTAAGCAACTCCTCTTGGAATTCCGGTTTCTTTTTCCACGCTATTATAGATTGAACGGACACATTTAACTTTCCGGCAATTTGTTTTTGATTTAAGTTGCCCTCCACCATTAATGCGATTGCTTTCAATTGTTTTGAGTTCACTTCTCAAATCACCTCCAAATTAAAGAATATTAAAGCGTTTATACACTCATATCACACGTTTTCAATGTCATATCAGCATACAAAAAAACCTACCTGAGTGTTCTCTCAGATAGGCTGCAATATTTGAAAAGTTTAGGAAGACTTTCCCACGTAACTAAATAGAAAGGAGTATGTTATGACTATTTCCGTAGCCACACGTTAATTATATAAATAATTATCGACTTTATAAAATACTGTCATTTTCGTCATTTTTGTCATTTATGTCATTTTCGTCACTGTAACAAGTATATTTTTTCTGCTAAGTCATCCTTACGTGCTAAAAAGTTAGTTCTATTTAATCGAGAGTTTGGCATATCTTTTATTATTTCATCTCTGCGTCTGCCTTTTTTTAAGTGGCTTAAGAATATGAAATCGACATGACCTAATTTTTGCTGCGATTGATTAATAAACTCTACCTCTTCTAACATTTGAGCATGACGCTTACTCATTCTCTCACGACGTATAACAGCGTTCTCTACCTTACTACCGTTTTGCCCCTGTGGTTTAGGTAATGTCGCTTGTATACCATATTGTGCAATCGAATTACTATCACATTCTGGTATAACAGTAACTAGATATTTACACGTCATTTGGTAGTTATCAATCATGTTTAGTATTGCTTCTTTAGAATACATTAATCTAATGCCTCCAATTTGGGTGTTAATTCCATTACTTTTCCGCCGTACTTTTCAGCAGTTTCTTTAGCTAAACTTTCTAATTCAAAATTACTGGCACGAAATACATCTTTTGTGAGTGCTGGCATTGACTGAAATTTACGAAGGTAACAAACGTCATTTATTTTTATCACGTATCTTTTATTCACTTACGTTCCCCCTTACTCTTCATACATATCCACACTAGATATATAATAGGTACCAATACTATCCAATAAGTCATCGTTTTACACCATTCAAATCTGTCTGATCACTCTCCCTAGCATAATCACTAGGCACTTCCACATCATCTTCACTCTGCAACTTAACGATAAGTTCGTTAGTTAGATATTTACTAAGTTCATACATTCCGATGATGAACCATATTTTTAGTATGCGTTTAATCATTAAACAATCGCTCCTTAAGTTTTTTGTAACCTTTAATGACGGACATCAAAGCCTCTTTCTGACGTTGCGCTTTATATACTTTCAACGCTTGCTCCTTACTCTCCGCCTCCACAATAGAGAGAGTTTCGTTTGTGCGTGCTTTCTCAATATCAGTGTGAATGTGACCTGTGCTGTCTTTGAATTGACGTATTAGGTATTGCATAAGTTACCACCTCGTTCACTAATAGAAGTGCTTGCATACATCACTAACAATGTGAACAATTCACTATTAATTCCTAAACTTCTAAAAGAATACTGTTCATGTACAAAAACCCATGCACTTGGATGCCTCTCATTTTCTGTGTAAATTAAAAGTTTAGTCTTTTTATGATTAACATTTTTATAAGAAATATTGACTTTATACCCTAAACGTTTAACTGCTTCAATAAATTCTGTTGTGGTCACTTCCCCAGCACCTCTTTTACTTTAGTTAGTATATCTTTATTCTCCTGTACTTCCGTATGCTCCACGTTCTGATTCTTCATCAAACTCTTGCACCTCCGTTGGCTCTGGTAACATTACTGGCGCAATGACTAATTGTGCTAAACGTGTACCTGCTTTAACTACGATTGCCTCATCACCGATATTGTCTGTAATAATTCCAATTTCTTTGTTATACGTGTGATCAATTGTTCCAAGTGCTACACGTAACTTAGTTTTAAGTGAATTACCTGAACGTGGTCTCACTTGCGCCTCATATCCATACGCTAAATCAATTGCAATGTGTGTTGGTACTACGACTGTACTATGTGCTGGAATAGTTGTATCTTCTGCTACATATAAATCTAATCCACTATCTGTTGGATTTGCTCTTGTTGGTAAAATTGCTTTCTCACTTAGTTTTTTAATTGGTAAAATTCCCATTTATTGTTCCTCCAAATCTTTTCTTTTATTCCAAATTTTTATAAGTTTTTCTGCATTATTGGTATGAACGTACATAAACGTAGACGGTTGTAATTTGCATTTTTTATTAGTACATTCAATTAATAATGTATTAAAGCTATAACGTATATCCGGTAGACCACCACAAAATGGACATGGTTTAAATTTTGGACTACTCATCACTACCACGCTCCAAATCGTTCATTTTAGTTTTTATAACTTTAAATGCAGTTAATAAGTTTTCAAAGCGTTCAAATTGTTGTGGACTTTGTGCATAATCTTTTCTATCAATAAAGGTCTCATTTTTGTCTAATACGTATTCCTTTAACTTATCCCACGCCTCTGCCTTCCTTTTCACTTCTGCCATATCATTGATGAGTTCATCACGTTGCTTACGGAAACTGTCACATTCTCTTCTTGCTTTCTTCAACCTAGCGTCCATCACACTATCTACAAACTTAGCTTCTGAGTTCATTTAATTGTCACCTTCAAATTTTTGCTTTAATTCTAAGTATCTTTTGTACTCTTGTTTTTTGCGATACTTCTCTTCTTCTTCCTTGCGTTTATTAAATTTATAATCGAAATACTCTTTTAACGCGTCTTGATTAACAAACGGTAACTTCTCTTTTTCAAATGCACCCTCAAATTGTATTTCATCATCAAGTAACATACTTCTAAATCTTGCCATATTAATCTGATATCTTTGAATAGCGTCGATGTCCGATACATCTTCTTCTTCTTGCATATCAGTATCAATTTTTAAGCAATGTATAAATACTTTCTTACTCTTAGTAACAAAAATTATTGCCGGTAATTTACTAAAAGAATTAACACTTAAATTTACATGAAAAACATGCGTCAATGTTTCTCCGACCAACTTTCTCATATATTCAAATTTGTATTCGGGATTAATAATTCTATTTTTAATTTCTGATTGAACTTCATAAGGTGCTTTCATCACTCTTCACACTCCAAATCACTTAATAAATTTTGAAACTCTTTCGTCCCGTCTAGTTGGTCCATTAAATGTAAATCGGTATATAATTGTTTTGCAGTACTCATATTCCAACCACTACTCCAAGTATCATTAGCATCAGTTATACTGTATTGATTTATATATCTTATTTGTTCTATATAGTCTTCAGTTAGTTTATCCTTCAACTTTTGCCATGCACGTTTATAATCTTTATCTTTCATGGTTGCCCTCCATTTCATCGAACACATGGCGCAATCTATCTATAAAACTGTCGTTATCATATAATGAACAGTCGTTTAACTTTTCGAAGTCAGCAGCTTCTTTTATCTTGTCGTATGCCTCTGCCTTACGTTTAATGCCTGCAATATCATTGATGAGTTCGTCACGTTGTTTCTTGTAAGCGTCACGTTCATTTCTGAACTTCCACCAGTCACTACGTGGATAACTTTCATCCCAATCTAAGTCATTGTTTCTAATGAATTCTAATACTTGTTCCTTAGTTATTCCTGCCATTTACTCGCCCTCCCAACCGTCTCGCCAGTTAAATACTCTAGTTATTTCAAACATAATATTTTGTATGCCACTTAAAATTTCGTCATCAATATCGATATTACTTTCAAATAATCTATATTCTTCTGTAGTACTACCTTCAAAAACTGCACTAGAAAAACCATCTCTAATACATTGAAATTTAAAGTCATAACCATCATATTTAACATGGCATTCTAATTCGTCATTATCGTTTTTATATATTTTAATCATCTCAAACACTCCCTATTCCTTTTAATATCGTTCTCGCTGACTAACATTGTTACTCTGCTTCCCGCTATCTTGACCACAAAGCCGTTGACACCTAGCTTACGTAACTCCTGTTGTATCTCGGTAGGTGTCTTGGCATTAGTTTTATATTTATACCGTTGGTGTACTGTGTTACTTAGTATCATTCCACTAGCCACGCTGGTACACCTTCTGTCTGTTTAATATCTGGATATTTATGTTCTACAAATTTCACATTTAATTCTTTCTCGATATCTTCTGTATAAGGTAAGCGATTTAAACTACTGAAACCTAAATGATCGTTTCTATCATTCTGTATAAACCATGCACCATATGCTTCTCTAGTGAGTACATCGCATTGAACAACTACGCCATTCATTCCGCGAATAAGCATGTTGAACAGTAAGAAAGGAATAGTACGATCACTTAATTCTTCTGCGGTGTAGAAGTACATTCTAGGTTCATAATCAAAAGGCGAGTGTTTCATTCTATCCTTATTCCATTTCTCAATGATTATCCCGCCTGTGCCTGCTGCTGGCTCGTAGTAACTACCATTAGTGTCGTCTACCATTTCCACAAGTAATCTACTAATAGATTGCGGTGTAAAGTCTTGCTTATGCTTCTTACGATTAGCATGTTCATCTTGAAAGTATTCATGAAACCAGTCGTAATTAACATCTTTGTCAAACGTTTCAAGAAATTCCATAAATATTTTGTTACGTTCTTCTATATCGCCGTACAAGATATCCATAATGCGCTGTGGTGCTTTATAACTATCATTTATCTTTAATATGTCATTTATCATGCGTTCACCAACTCTTTGCATATCTCATCAAACGTTTGAATACCTCTACCGTCTGTAACATCCATGATTACGCCATAAACATACTGATTGATACTAAATTCTGAACGGTCCTGCTCATCTGGAATGTGACCAGTACCCTGTCTAATGTCGGTACACTGCACATAAATCTTAATATCCTTCTCACTTGTTCTTTTGAGGTGCTGTGCATATCCCATTTCGCAAATTGTTCCCTGTGCATGTGGTAAGTAATCAAATATCATGACATCGCTTGTTTCCATGCCTAGTGTGTCATTAGCCACAATACGTTCCGCTAATTTATCTTGATTAGCATTTGCTTTATCATTGATGTCCTTATCGTCTTGTGGTGCGTAGACTTTAAAACCTAATCGCTGTAACTCTTGCTTTTCCCACTCTCTACGCATCTGTTGTCCTACGCTTAGCATGTCTCCACCTAAATAGATCATTGTTGTGCCTCCATTTTTTCGATTAATCTATCTGCGTAATCTCTAGCTTTTTTAATATCTGCTAGTTCATCATCTTTTCGACCTGCACGGACTGGATACTTAATCATGTTACCTTTCATAAAACCTTTGAACTGTTCGAATGGTAATTGTTGGTATAAGAAGTCGATAACATCTATATTTTTACTACCTTTATAATGGTCAGGTATATTGTTGTCTTGCCCTTCCTTCACGTCCACCTTACGTGTGAATGGCTCATCAACTCTCACAAAGTCATCGTTATCTGTAAGTGTGAATTTATAACCACCTGCATTCTCAACCTCTGCATACCAAACTGTTTTCAAACCTTTTTCTTTTGCATACACACGATTGACTATGGCCGTTTGCATAGCAGTAATACCTTTAAATCCTGCTTGGAACTGAACAATATTGTCTACTTTTAAATCAATTATTCTTACATTTTCCATTCCGCTACCCCCTTACCTTTGGAAATATGTCATTCTCTGATAAGTATCTAAACCACTTACTGTTCACTCTATGCTTAGCAACCTCACGTTCTGCACGTTTAGCCCTAGCAATACGTTCTTCTCTACGTTTACGTTTCAACGCTCTTTCGTGTCTAATTTCTGCTTGCTGTATTTCATACAATTGCTTAGCTGTTAATTGCTTTTCATTTCTTTCGTACGTCTGCACCATATTGATATACTCCCTTACCATGTATTAATTCTGGACCACGCAGGCCTTCTTTATATCTCTTACGAACTGTGCTATCTGATACATCAAAATATTTATACACATCACATAATCTGTAACGTTTACCATCTAAATTCACTTTCGGCATAGTGTCACTTCCAATCTGCGTAACTGACGCTAACGTCAGTAATGTTTTTGATATTATCTAGTAAGTCGTCAGGATCATTTTTATATCTATTAGAGTAATGTTCGATGTAGTTTTCTCTATCTGCATGTTTGTTTATCCAAATAGGTTGTTCTACTTCGACGGTTAAATCGAATGTGAGTTTTAAAGTTTCCTCATGCATTACACTTCCTCCACTTCTAAAATAATTTTCGGTTCCTCTGCATATTGCTTAAAACTGTGTATTTCAACGATTTGGTTGTCATCTTTCCATAGATGATCGTTTGCTGCATCTAACACAGTTTTGATTAAATTATCTATATCTGGTTTAGTACGTTTGTACTGTCCAATTGCTAATAACTTTTTACGATTACTCCAGCTTTTTGGTGCCTTGAAGTAAAACGATAATGTCACTTTCAATTTTCCATCGAGTAACGCTTTTGGCATCTGCTCTCTGATGAAGTCCTTATGCTTTGTATAAGACGCTGGCATGTATGTTTGAACATATCTACCTGTATTTCTGAAACGTGGACGAGGCGAGCCAATAGGTGCCTCATACGTTTTATTAAAGTTAATTTCTATCCGCACGTTGTCACTCCTAGAATAAGAATTCATCTATTGTTGTCTGTTGTTGTAATTCTTCTTTTCTAAATAATTTATGCTTACGTTTCATCTTTGCTAACTCATCTTTAGTCACAAGTGGTTTAAAATGCTTATCACTCATTCCACCTTTATTAGCAAGATAGAAAGTACCGTCATCTCTAGGTAGTACTCTAAGCATTTCCCAACCATCGCTTTCATATAGGCTATATGCGTTAGGTTGATTTTCTATAAGTCCCATCGCTTTGCCTCCACTTTGTTTCATCTAATATTTTTGATTTAACGTTATCGTAATCATCAAAAAAGGTTATTTCTTCACTTTTTAGTAATCTATCTACTGCCCAACCCATTTCTAAAATGCTTTTTTGAATGATTGGGTCATCTTTGTAATCGTTACGGTACAAGTCGCCTAACAACGTTTGTAATTCTGCAATAATCATTAGTAAAACCTCTGTGTTTTTTTGTAGAATTCAAGTTCAACAACGCCCGTCTCACCGTCTTTATTTTTAACGACGTTTAACTCAATATCTGATTTGCCAGTTTCATCATCTGCGATTTCACGGTTGTAATAGTCATCTCGATAAAGCATGAATATCATGTTCGCATCTTGCTCAATGCCCCCAGCCTCTCTTAAATCAGACATCATAGGGCGTTTGTCTTGCCTACTTTCAACACCCCTGCTTAATTGTGATAAAGCAATGATTAAGCAACCTGTTTCTTTAGCTATAATTTTTAAATCACGACTAATTTTTTCAACTTCTAAACGTCTATCTTTTTGTGGCAAGTCAGATTTCATTAACTGCAAGTAGTCGATACATATAATTTGTGGTTTATCGCTATCTCTCATAGCAATTTCTCTCACACCTTGTGGTGTAATTTGAGCATGATCTTCAATTCTAAAGTTGCTATGTTGTTTAATGTCGTTGATTGCTGACATTATTCTTTCAACTTCATCATCATTTAACCCATCTGACTTTTTAATCTTATAAAGTGGCACACCAGATATCGCAGACGTTAGACGTTCAACAATGTTGTTACCTCCAGTTTCTAAACTGAAGAAGGTAGTCGGATACCCCTGTTGTGTCAGGTTCCAAATCATATTTAATGCTAGGGCAGTTTTGCCTGTACTAGGTCGCCCTGCAAGCACGTTTAATTGTCCTTCTTCAAAGCCATGTATCTTTTCATCTAACTTATTAAAGTTCGTCGTTATAAACGTCTTAGGCGTATCTGATAAGATGTTTTCCATAACAGTTGTTAGAAATTGGTCTGTCGGGTTATCTTTCTCAATGTTTAACTCACTTAACCCTTTTAATTGGTCGATTAGATAAGTAAAATTCTCTTTTGTTGGTACTGATTGAAACTCGCTAACTTCGACCCTAGCCTTATTCAAAATGTAGTTGTTTAAGATATTTAGTTGATCCTGCATAAAAAACACTTTGTCTGTACCTTTAGAGTTATACAGTTGTGTTAATACCTTAGTTGGTATAAATTCAGCATCTTCTCTGCTTTTGTAGTAAATCTCGTTTACATCTACTTTGCCTTGTTCAAGTACATACTCGATAAATTTTTGCGCAGTAACATCTGTAAACATTACAGGTTTGAGTTTTAACTTACTTAACAATTTAGGGTAGTTCATCAGATTTGAAACAATAGCGTGTTCGGTTGATAAAACATCAATATTCTTCATCTACAACACCCCATTCTTGTTTCATCTGCGCCCATTTTTTCTTACGTTCTTCATGACGTTTTTTGTATTCTGGGTCATGCTGTAATTTATATGCTTTAGTTTGTTCTTTAGGTATCGTGTCAATCACTTTTGTTTTAGGTTTATAAGCTAATATGTCAGATAAAGTAGGTTTATACTTCTTTTCTCTGATGTATTGCTCTGTTTTTAATAATGTCGGTTGATAGTCCCCATATTTTATTAATAGGTGTAGCCATTCTTTCAAAACTTGTTCGTCACTATCGAACTTCATATTGTAAATAGTATTGATTTTATTAAGAATGATTGCAGCCTCTTTTTTAGTCATAGGCATTTGTTATCACTCCTCGTTCAATATGTCGTCTAGTAAAGTTCCTTTTACTTGTTGTTTAGGTTTTACTTTGTTTTGAGCATCTTCTTTAGTTTTCACATTTTCTTTAGCCCAATTATTTAAAACTTGAATTAAATAACCGACATGACACCCTTTTTCTTTCGTGTAATCAGTAGCAATTTCGATAACCTCATCAGCATGTTCCCCTATATCGTCGACTGCATATCCTATCTGTTCCATTTGATAAGGGGTTAAGTTATTATCTAAAAATGTGATTACATAATTAATTGCTTTTGAGAAGACGTCGTTACTTCTATCTTCTCTATTCTTATTCTTATATTCTTCTTCTCTTTCTTCTTCTTCTTCTGTATCGTTACGTAACGTTACGGTAACGTTATTTCCTATTTGGTTTTGTTTTTGTCGTTCTCTATATCGTTGTTGTCGAAGTCTATTCTTTTCGTTATGCTTACTTTTACTATCTAAACTTTGATGTTTCTCCCAATTTTTAACTTTGTATGCACCTCTGACTTCTTCTACCATTCCTAATTCTTCAAAAGTTCTCATTGCTAATCTGATTGAATTAATAGGTCGATTGAATTCATTAGCTAACATTTCATCGTTGTAAGGTAAGTTTTCTGATAGCATGATGTAACCTTGTTCATTGTATTTACCAGCAAGAGTTAGCAACTTAACCCAAACGGTTATGATTGTGTCACGTTCTGGTAATGCCTCTATATATTTAATTTTGCTATCATCAAACATTCCGACTTTTAATTTTATCCATGATACTTCAGCCAATATCACTACCTCCTTTAAGCATATTATTTAGTCGATCGTCCACATCAACCCAGCTATCTGTTAAGTGATATTTATTATTGAATGTGTCCATTCCTATCTGGTGCTGTTCCGTATGATGTGAACGACATAGCGCTAATGCTTGATTGCCTACATGATTTATCTTGTTACGATTACGACCTTTACCTACTGCATATCTATGTGCTAAATCAGAATGTGGTTTACCGCAGATAACACAGTTACGATTGACCGTAGACCAATATAGAAATGCTTTATCATTTTTAAGTAAGTCGCTTGTTTTATAGTTAAGTGGGATATTGTTATGAAACACCCAATCAAGAATGACTTCGATTAATTGTCTGGCTTGTTCTCTTGAACATTTACTTAATGACAAGCGTTCATCATAGCCATTTAGAAACGTTATATAATCTTGGAACATTTCCCTCATGTACTCTCTGGGTTGCCCTGTATAAGCCTCTATATCGTTACAGAGAGCAAACACTTTTCGACGCTGCTTATCAGTGATTAGGAATGGATCAATAGCTTTAACTTCACATTCAACTTCTAGTCCGTTATCGAGTAATAACGATGTTTTATTGTCTATATCTACACCCTCAATGACAACGGTAGTTGTACCGTCATCTTGAGTAATGTAATTTTTAATAATTGGCATCTACATCAGTCCTAGAACGGTAGATCATCATCATCTACATCTGCGTTGTTATTGCCGAAAGGGTTATTGCCTGCTGGTACTTGTCCTCGTTGTTGTTGAGATTGGGTGTTTTGTTGATTACTATTCTTTGGTTCTAAAAATTGAACGCTGTCAGCCACAACTTCCGTTACGAATACACGTTGACCATCTTTTTCATAGCTGCGCGTCTGAATACGACCGTCTACTCCAGCAAGGTGTCCTTTTGATAGATAATTATTTACATTTTCTGCTTGTCGTCTGAAAGCTACTACGTTTATAAAATCAGCCTCTTGTTCGCCATTTTTGTTTTTAAACGGTCTATTTACTGCTAATGTAAATTTTGCATTCGCTACATTACCTTCATTAAAGTTTGGATCTTTCGTTAATCTACCTACTAAAACTACTCTGTTTATCATTCTTTAATTCCTCCAAGCCATTTATTAATTTGTTGTCTTGTAACGTTGATTTGTTGCTTGTTTAAATCATTTACGTTCATATTTTTTAATTTTTCTATCTGTTCTTGATATTTGCTTGCAGCATTACTTCTTTCAGCAATTTCGATAAAACTATCTGCTTCTTGTCTAAGTAACTGTTTCAATTGATTATTTGATGTTGCATATCTCTCTTGCTTTTCTTTTGCATCTGCATCATCTTCATCAGTTGGGATGTTGAAGAATTTCATTAAGAAGTATCTTTCTGCGTAAGTTAATGCAGTACCATGCGCTTTCGATACATCGTCTTGTTGACCTACTGCATAAAACGTTACTTCGAACTGTTCTTCTGGTTTATCAGCATTAATCCATACATAAGTTAATTTCATTTCAACGATAAATTCTGATGTTGTAATCTCACGACCAGCTTTTTTATTAAATCTTGTTACATCAATTTGTTTGTAATTTTCTTCAGATGTTTTTGGTACAAGTAATAAATTGTTTTCAATCATCTTATTTCTAATTCTGTGTAATACTTGAGAGCCACTTACATATGAGTAGTTATAGCTTTTTGCATCTTTAGTAAAGCCATCAATATTAGCTTTAACGTCTGCTATTTTTTGGAACAAATTAAGTTGTTCAGCCATCTACTTCACCACCAAACTAACAGTGTGTTTCAACTTTGCACCCGGAACGTCTTTACCGTTTTTCAAATCATCAGTAAGCATTTTAGTGTTGAGTTTTGGTGCTTGTGATACCCAATATTCTTTAGGTATTAATTTTTCATCTGTGACCTCTTTACTTGGTCCATTACTACGTTTGTAAATGTAGTTAGTAGACGTACGGTACTTATCCAGTTTGCGTTGATCTAACATATCGAGTAGGTAACCTTTTAAACGGTCTGATAAGTTTACTTTTTGTTTTTTGATTGTTTGTAGACGTTTAATTTCTTTATCAATAGTTTCAACATCAGCATCTACTGAACGCTTTAAGCCGATAGTGTTATCGACTTTTATATTCAATTCTTCTTCGATGCTATCCAACGTATCTTTTAAATCTTCGAACGAATAACCTTCGTCTAATTTGTTTAAAACTTCTAAATAGGCTTGGTTTAAGTTATATGTGTTTGACATTGATATACTCCTCCAATCGTTGGTCAGCTCTGTCTGCCCTAGCGTCTGCACTTTGGTACAGGCTAATATATAAATTGACATTGTCGTTTAAATCGTCGATATGCTCATTAGCAGTAGAAAGTTGTCTTTTTAGATGTTTGTTTTCCAAACTAATTAACATTAAATCTCTACTGTCTTTAAGCAAGTTGTTATATTCTTTTAAAGATAGTGTTACCTCTTGCATATATGTGCCTCCCGTTATATGATTGAGTTGAATATTTTTTGTTTAATGTTTGACTGTTACTCATTGGCGTGGGTATCAGTCTTTTTTTGTGTGTAAAATAGTTTGTCAAAGAATAAATACGTTACTGCTGATGCAACCATTGCAATCGCTACTGCGTTAGTGATGAATACGCTCATCATCATTGTTAAAAAGAATATTACGTTGAACATCATTCCGCTGATTAAGATTGTTTTGTCTTTGATAGTCATTTCTTATCACCCCTTTATAAGTCAGTTTCGCTACTCATTAAATTGTTTTCGATAAACTCTAATGCTGGTTTAACTTTGATGTAACGTTTGCGACTGTCTTCAAATTTATAGATAAATTTTTTAAATTCTTGTATCTTAGCAACTTTCTTTTCAAAATCATCTTTTGAAAGTCCACTTACTTCAACAAAACCTTTAACATCTAAAAAGTATTTGTATTCTTGTTCCATTTATTAACACTCCTTTCGTGTATTAGGAAAAAGACTGTTTAGCGAAAATCATTAAAATGTCTTATCAATCTGATGCCGTCATTTCGTTTTTTAGGGTAAACAAATTTTTTCCCACAGCTTTTTTTATAATTCCTAGCACTTCTAATCTCCTCCGCCAAGATGACGATTAGGAGTGCTATTTTTAGTTTCTTTAGCATTGTTATGCCTCCTTAGCCTAATCTTTTTAGAATTTCAAAATCTCCATGTCTTTCAGCAACATCGATTTGATGATCTGTAAGTCTTAAATAATTTTTAGGTAAATCGCTTAAAGTCAAAGTTTCTGTAAATGCAATAGCAACTTCACATTCCACACGTTTTACTTGATTGTATTTATTAACTTCAAATTTTTTTCTAATAGCTGTATAAACACCTTTTACAAGATGACCAAATTTTTTAGAATACAACTCTTGAGATACTTCTTCTCCAAAATATTGTTTAGTAAGTTGGTGACCTTTTCTTGTACAAACTGCGTATAATCTATCTGCTTGTGGACCAGTTAAAGGTACCGTGTTTTTGAAATCTTCAAATTCCTTTTTAATTTCTTTGTATAAAGATAAAAGTTCATTTTTTGTGTGAGCAATATCTGCTTTTGTTTCTCTAATTTCGTTTTTTGTTTCTACAATTTCGTCGTACATTTGTAAAATTGAATTTGCCTGTGTTACCATGTTTTCCATTTGGCTTCTTCTTAATTCCATTACTTGATTAGACATCTATAACATCTCCTTTTTTTAATTGTTTTCTTAATCTGTTTGACATATCTGTTAAATCATCAATGATTTTTTCAATAGGTTTTCTTGCATAATCGTTGTCGATAATATCTTTTGAAAAAGCCAGATAACAAAGTGGTGCTACTTCTCGAATGACTTTCTCGCTACCTTTTACCAAATCATAAATTTCTTTTTGTGCTTTCAATTTTTGTTGACCATTATTTAATTTGGCATTCATGTCGTTAATAGCTTTATTCAACTCATCATATTTCTGCGACTTCTCACTCACTTCATCTCTGCGTTGCTCCATATCTTTGATGTCTTTTTCCAATTTTTCATTTCGTTGTTCAATCAATTTTTGTTGGTATCTTGATTGAGCGAGCGCATTTTTAGTTTCTTGATAGTCCTCAGGCTCCATATACTTCTCAATCACTTCTGGTTCTCTACTCTCTGCGTCCACTAGTTGTTTCTTCGCAATCTCTTCTGAACGTTGTGCTTGTTCTACTTGTGATTGAAGTTGAGCATTCTGTTCGTCACGTTGTTTGAGTTGGCGTTTCAAGCCTTCCAACTCCTTATTCGTCATATCTATAGGTTTTTTCATTTCACCAGAAGATGTTTCAAATTCTTCCTCTCGTTGTTCCTCAGGAATGGTTGCTAAAGAATATAATGCTTTAATCCCTAAATGGTTCACCGGTGAATCATTTGAGAATTCATCACTTACTTTTATAAATTTAGTTGCTTGTCCTCTACTCATATTTATTGATTGCAACCATTTTGACCATTCTCCATGTACTAAATCGTTTTCTTTAACGTGTTTCAATCTTCGACCAATCTCAAAGATAGATTGACCAGCGATGTTTTGATAACTTTTGATTTCAGTTTCAATTGTGGTTAGGTCATTACTCAGTTGTAATTCGTTCATTTCAACCCTCCTATATCACATTTCGTGATATTAATAATTAAAAAAAATATCTTCGACACTAACATCGAAAGTTTTAGCTAAGATTTCCATTTCATAATCGTTGAAAGGATATTTACCTTGTTCTTTCTGCTCATACTGCCTACGTTGTAAACCTATCAAATTAGCTACATACTCTGTGGTAAACTCTTCAGATAATCTAAGTTTACGCAATTTAGTTTTAGGTTTTAAATATTTTTCTTTAAGCATTTTCTTTTTATCTGTCGCCGTCATTTATTATCACCTCCGATGACTGTATATAAACTATATCACGTTTCGTGATACATTTCAAACATTTTTTATCACATTTTGTAATATTTTTTATTGTTTCCTTATTATAGATGTGTTATATTTATCTCAAGGAGTGATACCAAATGAGCAAAAATGTGATAGGAAAAAGAATAAAAGAACTAAGAAAACAGAAAAAACTAACTCAAAATGATCTAAGTAAGTTGACTGGATACAAACAAAATACTATTTCATCTCATGAAAATGGGACTCGAGGAATAGACGAGATAGATATAATGAACTATTGTGAGGCTCTCGGTGTGACTCCGACAGATTTATTTCAAAAACATGAACAACCTCAACTTGAAACCCTACCAGTCAAAAAGATTCCAGTTGTTTCAAAAGTATCTGCTGGCTTACCTATATATAGTGAAGAAAATTTGATTGATTACATATACTTTGCTACTAACAAACTTAATTCTGATAAAGAAGAATTTGGTTTAAAAGTTTCTGGCGATAGTATGGATAAGATTTTCCAAGATGGCGATATCGTTGTGGTAGAAAAAGACTCTGTTGTTGAAAACGGTCAATTAGGTGTCGTTATGATTAATGGTTATAACGCTACCGTTAAACGTATTAGATACAATGGCGACCAAATTATATTAATTCCAGAATCAAACAATTCTAGCCATTACCCACAAGTGTATGGCAAAAATGACGAAGTAAAAATAATTGGTAGAGTTGTAGCAAGTCAAAAACTATTTTAATAAGCGCCCAAGCGGCGCTCTAATATAATTTTATTCAAAGGAGAAATGTAGAATGAAAAAAGTCTTATTTATTTTATTATCTTGTTTCTTAGTTTTAGCGGCATGTAGTAACAACAATAGCAATTCGAAAAAGTCGACTTCCGTTGATGAAAACAAAGTACAATTCACTAATGATACTTTAGTTCTTGATCAAGCTGTTTTAAAAATAAAAGACACATTTTTAGTTAACGATAAGGATTCGGATAACGGAAAGAAATTATTAGCATTTAAATACGAGGTTAAAAGTAAAGATGGAGATGAACAAATAACGCCAATGAATGTTTGGATTGCGTCAATGGAAGCCGTTCAAGATAGCGAAAATACCGAAAGTAAACTTGAAGTTGGTCCAACGCCTAATACTGGTAAATTCGAAGAATGGGACAAACACAACAGCGATGTGATTAAGAAAGGTAAAACTGCTAAAGGTATTATCACTTATGAGTTAGAAAATGATAAGCAAGTAACGCTGAAAGCTACTAAAGGAACAGAAGGCAAAAAACTTGGCAGTAAGAAAATAGATGTCAGTAAATTAAAAACTGTAGATTATTCAGCTGTTGAAGATATTACAAACAATTAAATATAACAAAGGGGAAATGTAAAATGAAAAAGGTTCTATTTTTAATTTTTGCTAGTTTATTAGTATTAGGTGCATGTGGACAAGATGAGGATAACTCGAATAAAGATGATAATAAAAGGTCAGAAAGTAAATCTGACAAAAAGTCTAACGATCCAAAGAAAGATAAAAAATTAGAAAACAAAGATAAATCGAACAAAAACACTAATGATGATAAACAACAAGATAGTTCAGATGATAGTAATAACGATACTGCTAACAACGAATCTGAAAGCACACCTAAAAACGATAATGGGAAAACTCAAAGTGCTAACGGTAATATTGAACGTCCACAGGGTGAGAAGGTTCAACCAACGCAACAAAACAACCAACAACAAGCTAACAATAACCAACAACAAAGTAGCAATCAACAACCACAAAATAACAATGATTATATGACACAAGATGAAATTAACGAATGGAATAAAAATAAACCTACTACACATGATGAATCTCAAATGGGATATGGACGCGGAGATTATGAAGCTGCTAAAGAAGCAAGTGAAAAAGTAAGAAACGATCCAAATGCACACGTTGGTGGTCCCGGTTGGGTTAATGAAAACGAAGGGTATGATAGTTGGAAGCAAAGACAACAAGAAGCACAAGAAGAAGTAGTACAACAATAATATTTTTAGGGTAGTTCACCTACCCTTATTATTTTTTTACCTTTTTTGAGGAGGAATGAGTGAAATGGCATCTTTTACAGTAACAAAACGTAAAAATAAGAACTCAACAAGCTGGCAGTATGATGTAAAACATCCTAGTTTTAAATCTGGTAAAAAGCGTAAATCTGGATTTAAAACGAAAGCAGAAGCAACAAATGCAGCACAACGTTTAATCAGAGATTTAGAAGATGGTAGCAAATTTGAAGATAATAAAAAATTTGAAGATTACTATAACGAGTGGTTAATCATTAAGAATAAAAAGAAAGTATCGCCTATGCAGTATTATTGGTATGAGCGGTCTTTAAGATTATTTAATGAATACTTTGGCAAGAATATGTTACTCAAAAACATTACACGATCAGAATATCAAAAATTTTTAAATAGGTTTGGGGAAGGACACGCAGATGAAACAGTGCGTAAAGTAAACGGTTGTTTAAGTCAATGCTTAAAAGACGCAGTGTATGACGGTCATATCAAAAAAGACCCAACATATAACATAGCTATAAACGGTACTGTTAAAGCTAAAGATGAACGATACAAATATATGAGTATCACGCATTATTTAGCGATGTTAGATTATTTTAAAAGTAGAGATGAACAAAGTTATATATTTTTGTATTTACTAGCGATTACTGGTGCAAGATATAGTGATTTAATCAATATGACATATAAAGATTTGAACAAAAGTGAAGGTATCATTCACTTACCTGGAACAAAAACAAAGAATAGTAAAAGAGATGTTGAAGTGTCGACTAAAGATGTTCTATTGATAAATTCAAAACTAACTAAATTACCACGACGAATTGACGGTAAACTTTTCAAATTAAGTCACAATGCTATAAAAAAATCGTTTAATCACACTAAAAAACAAGTGGGTTTAGAAAATGATAATATAACCCCTTATTCGTTAAGACACACGCACACATCTTATTTATTATCCAAAGGCTTGCCAATTGAATATATAAGTAAACGACTAGGTCACGCGTCTATTTCTATTACGTTAGAAACCTATTCACATTTACTAGAAGAACATAAAAAAGAGCAAGGTCAACGTGTCAGAGAATTATTTTCTTGA